GCGTATCTCGTACGGGAAATCAAATAATCCCTCCTTGTGTACCCATTCAGGCTGCGATACCTATTGCTGGTCCATAATCATGTTTTGATGGTTGATGATGTGGCGTGACGAAGACTTGGCGCATTACTGTAGGTCGTTGATGTATCCAGCGGTAGACTCATCCGGGTAGTGTCCCGGATGAGACGCTGGAGACTGAATCCTGTCTTCGCTCACGCCTGTTTAAGGCTGCGCTACCTTGGCTTAGGTTATAACTGCTGCCACTTGGTTGTGCCGTTGGCCTCCTCTGTGCGGTAGTAATCTTGGTCTTCTTCGACTTCGATGCAGTTGTCTATATAATCGTCACTTGTCAGAACGATGTCGTTTTTGAGATAAGCATCTCTTATACGCTGTACAGCTTCTGCTTCGCTGTCGGCATTCACACTTACCACCTTGTTGAGAAACTCGGTGATTGATACATAATACTTCATATTTGTCTTTTTTTTATTTGGTTGAACTTGCAGAGGGATTGCTCCCTCTGAGGTTTAGGCGTAGATGTTGTGCGTCTCGATGAGGCGCTTGTACTTCTTAGGGAATTTGTCCCAACCGTAGTAGACCTGTACAATCTGGCAGGAGGACCAGGAATTGAGAGCGTACTCGTAGATGTAGTAGCACTTCTTTTGTCCCGTGTCGTCATAGAGAATCCAATCGCCTGAAGCGAGTGAACCCTCGCTGAGGTGGATGGCATAACCGCCTGCATCCTCGTAGCGGAAGACGAGGTCGTCAACATAATGGTAGTCACATCTGAATTTTCTCATAATTTATATAATATTTGGTTCTTATTGTTCCGTTGTCGGTGTCGCTCCGATTGTGGTTTCTTTCCCCAACGGATAAGCCATGCTACTACGTTTTAGGCAGGAGAAGCTCTGAAATCGAAAATATAGCCATTGTCGCGCATTTCACGTGCGTACTCCAATGCCTTACTTCTTGAACTGAATATCTGCGGAGTCATGCAATAACCCCACGAAGTCCACATCTCCAATTTTGTTCTGATAGGTTTTCCCATAATTCTTTAATTGTTGGTTAATAGCACTCTCCGCGAGGGAGAGTCTTTTTTTAGCTTTTACATGCGGGTAGGACTTACGATCCGCACGCTGTAATAAGGTGTATTGAAGGGGTATTTGACCTCGTTGACGCAATACATCACGGAGGGCGTGCTCATAGTGAGCGTGTCTTGACAAATGACATTGGCGTTCATGCCGTGAGCCATGAGATTGAGGGCGCACATCTTGCAGGCTATGGGGTCAACGTCTTGTGCAATGTATCGGAAACGGCGTCCTGCCGAATGGTCAAGACTGCTCTTCTCCATATAATGAGCGAGAAGGAGACGACCGCTGCCAGAGGCGCAGTCGTTGACTATACCGCTCTGCTTTTCGTTCAACGAAGATATGCGTGACATGATGTCGGCTACGCTTGGCGGTGTGAAAAACTGTCCTGTATGGGACGCCTTGCCACGTGTGAGATACAGCTCCTCGTAAAGGATGCCGAACACGTCAATCCACTTGCCTTGCTCCATAGCTGTAGCAACGTCTGTGAGCCACAGGGTAGCGAGACCGGCAAATTCGGGACACTTTTGTGTGCAGTCAAGAAGATGCTGATGATAGGTGTCGGGACCGGACTGGAAAGCCTTTACGCTGAAAAACTCGAGCAGATAGTCGAGGAAATCATTAAGAGCCAACTCGTGAGGACGATGGTTCTTGTCTGCCTGTGCAGAAATGATGTCGATGTACTTTTTCTTTTCCATAATTCTTGTTTTTTAATGGTTGATGGTGCCACGCACAAAGGCGTGGCGGTTTTCAGGCTGCTCCGTAAGTCTTTTTTAGGCTGTTTCGGAATCGACGTAGCTGCGTGCCGTATCGTAAATCTCGGCAATCTGTTTTTTGTCAAGACGATAGCAGCCTTTAATATTGTCCGAAAATTCTTCGAGCGTAAGCATCGGGTCGTTATAGAGGGACTCGCAACAATATTCGAGACACTCGTCGTAATCCCAAGACGTGCAGTAACACTCCCAATAGTTGTCGCTGCCATAGCTGGCACAGCCGCATTCTTCGTCAGGTTCGTAAGGATAGACGGACGTGCAATGCTCTATGAGGTGGCAGACAAAGCTGTAACACTTCTGGACGTCCTCGATAACTGTGAACTCATGGTCGGTGTGCGGTTCGTAATAACCGCAGGACATATTGATGCACGATACGGTGACACCGTTTCTGCGCAATGCCTCGACATCGGTCATAAGACCCGTGCTGACGACATATCCGTAGCTTGTGCAGTCGGCATCCTTGATGAATTCGTCAGAACAGATGCTATCAAAGGAAATACTTGTGACCATATCGCTGTTGCCGCGACGGTCGATCTGAGCACAGAAGCGACAATCGTTGAAGAAGCTGATGTCGGCAGCACTTGAGCCTACGCATCCAATCTCTTCGCCTACGAAGAACGCACACTTGAGAACGTCGTAACGCTCAAGGCATTGCAGGGCGATGAATATGCCGTTCTTGTCGTCAGCACCGAGACCGCACTGCTTGCGGACTTTTGGCGAGTAGCCAAAGATGACACCTTGACTCTCAACGCACACGAAGTCCTTGGGATGAAGATGCTGCACCTGGTCCATGTGTGCGCACAGGCAAGGATAGCTCTCTGCTTCGCCTTTGGTGACGAAGAGATTGCCGTACTCGTCCTGTGTGACAATGGCTGAGGGAACAATGTTCTTGATGTGTTTCTTGATGAAACGACGCATGCGCTTCTCTTCGTCACTTGGCGAGAATACGCAATAAAGACTCTTGAGTAGGTCAAAATTCAATTCTTTCATAATTCTATTGTTTTTAAATCTAAATTGGTTGTACTTGGAAGGCAGGAGGAGGAAGGTCCTCCCGCCTTAGTTTTAGGCTACAACAACAAGAGCATGTTGTTTTCTGTACTCAGCTTCGGCTTTGTCGGCGCACTCCTCGGAGCAATAGAATTCACCGGTGATGTCTGAATAGCACTCGCCGTCATAATCGCCAGGATACCACTCGCCGCATTCGGCGCATTTGGTATCTCTACTACGGTCGAGATACGAATTGACCACGCCGCTCCATACGGCATTGTCCTCATGGATGTATTCGTCGTGATAGACGGACCATTCGCAGTCGTCCCTGAGCTGATATTCGCCGTCGATGTCCTCTTCGCAGTCTTTAAGGAGACGATAATCCTGCTCTTTCTCTACGTAGCAGCACTCGTCGTCGAACAGGTAAGCACTCTCGTATTCAGACCATGCCCAGCGACCGTCTTCGTCTATGCGGCTCTCGTTGATATGGATGCGTCTACCATGATATATGGCGTCTTCGCTTTGGCTGCTATACATCCAGTCTTCGTTGTAGTCGTCGTAAACGCTATCGTCTTCAGGAATAATGCACTCGTTCCAATCGGAATAATTACCTTCCGGCTCGAAATTTTCATCCGTGGAATCGAGTTCGTAATCGTAATACGCAGAAGAGTTGTTGCAGGACGTGTTGTCGTTGTAGTCGTAATAGACGAACGAATCCTGATAACTGAGAACGTCGCCATGTTCGAGACAGCAATCAATGTGAAGTGTAAGGTCGCGCATTGACTCACCGTTGTTTCGAACAAAGTTCCTATTGTCGTGACAACTGGCACCGACACGCTTGTAGCCGTCAATCTCGCCTGCCTTGATAAGTTTGTCAACAAGTATCTGCTTGAGGACATCGTCTTGACCGGAAGAGTATTGACGCTCGGCGAGGCTGTAATGATTGTTGTTCTCGTCCCATACGTCAGTATAGACAATGCAACGGGCGACAATCATATCGTCTTCGTCGGTGATGTAGGCAGCCTTGGCTTTTATGGCGTCACGATAGAAGGTGTAATGTCCTTTGTCTGTCATGCAGCTTCCAAAGTCGCCAAGACAGCGGTCGCTATCATAGATAGCCTCGAAATCGTCGTCAACATGCAGGGTGTAATCGTTGCTGACACGCTGTTCTGCATAGACCTGCCAATCACGTGCGAACTCTTCGCCTATCCAGCGTTTGAGCTGTTCAGGCATATATTCGCGTGGGATGCGGCACTCCTCGATACATCTGGTGATGAACTTGCCTGCCTTCATCTTGAAGATTCTTCCGCGCTCTATATTCTCGTAACGTATGGACTTGGAGTCTCCGTCGGTACATATACCATTGAGACTGTCAAGGCTTAGCGTAGTGGAATAGAGGGCGTAGGGGAAGTCGTTACCAAAATAAATCTGATACAATGTGTCTTCATTGTCTGGGTCGTTATATACAAGACTGCTTACCATGTGCTTGGCAAAAGTCTTCAGGTCGTCCATGTTGGTGGCACGAAGGTAGTCGTGGTTCTCATACAGGTATTTTTTGTCTGTTCTGTCGCACCACTCCTTGAAGCCGAGCCACCAGTGGAAGAGCTTTCCGTCCTTGAGGCAAGCCAAGAGAATCTTGTTCTTGCGTGACACAACGCCGTTGCCGTGCTTTACGACACCGAACAACTGCTTGAACTCGTCGTAATTCTTGAAACTCTTAATGTAAATCATATTCTATTGTTTTTAAATGGTTGATAATAGAAATCCCCACTCTCTTTGTTGAGGGTGGGGATTGAGTTTCAGGCGATAAGCTTTCTTAACACACTCTCCTTTTCGGGTGTGTCACACTTTTTGGATTTGTTCAGACTTAATAACCACGATACAGGATTCTCTTGACAAGCGGATATTCGTAATCTCCGTTCTGCGCTACGCAATAGGTAAAGCTTGGCTTGTTGTTCCAAAGCTCGACCCACAGACGGGAAAGTATACCACGGTTGAGTATTCTATTGTACTTCATGTTATAGAACACCGTGTCGTACTTTCTTTTCTGACAGCACAGCGTATGGCAGAAGCCGTCAGACAGCTCACGTAGGGCGTCGTCGGTAAGCTCAAAATCAATCCACTCGCCGGACTTGCGGTCGTATATTCCCCGCTTGCTCAGAAAATCGTCCATTGTAAACTGCTTCTTGTCGTACGCTCTAAGCAAACCGGCAAGAGTCTTGTAAGTTCTTTTCTTCATAATCGTATGTTGGTTGGTAATGTTCCTGTGTGTTATCCACACAGGATGATTCGGGCAGCAATGTGCTAATCGTGATAAGCTATGCTCACGATTTCGATTATGGCGCGATGGAAGTCACGCTCCGCGCGTGGGTCTTCGTAACCGGTCATGCGGTTGTTGTGCATCTTACGGGCTGCAATCTTGGCTCTGCTGATTTCTGCGAGCAGTGTGCGCTCGAAATTCTTGTCGCAATTTCTGTCTCTAAGCATAATTCAAATTGGTTTTTATGGTTTGTGTGTGCCTCCGTGAGGGGGAGGCTTTTCTGGTCGGTTACTTTTCGTCCGTGTTGTACTCGAAGATGATATTGCCAGAGCGTATGTCATTGAAGTACACGGCGATGGTGCTCAGCTTTGTGTTAGCATCAAGGGAATTTTCGTTGACACCGGTGCGGACGATTTCGAGCCATTGGCTAATCCGCGACTTGATGTCCGAGCTGAGAGGATGGTCGAGGACTTTGAAGCGTACGACGTTTGAGCCGTATATGTACGACATCTTGACAACGTGACGATGGACAAATCCTATCAGCACGCCGTGTCCGTCGCAGCAATACGCATTATCGTCGAAAAGGTCGTCGAAGAGAACGTCGCTGCATAGGTCTTTCTCGTTGATAGGGCATGGAATGTCTGTTTTCATAATTCTTGCGGTTTGTTGGTTATTTGTACCTCCCCGAAGGGAGGCGGTTTAGGTGGCTGTCTTGTCCTACGTGTATTTCAGAGAGTCGCGCTCAACTCTTCGCATACATTCATGGCAAGCGTCAAGGAATACTTTGTACGCAACCTTGAATGTTGGCAGACTTTCTTTCCTGTCAGAGCAGATGGGAACAGCGTCATTATACACACGTCCCCATACTGTAAGGTCTGTATTAATGCCTACTGTGTACGACATCTTGCTTTCCTTACAGCGGAAGTGTAGGATGTACTCTTTGTTCTTACGTCTTTTCAGACGTGACAACGTCATTCCTAAATCGGGACGGACGTTAAAATCTTTGTCTTGTAGTATTTTCATAATCCGTAATGTTTTAAGTGGTTGATAATTGTTAAGGATGCTACTTGCTGACAAATAGCATCCTTATGTTCAGGCGATGCGGTAAGCGGAAACGACATGGTCGTAAAAACCACGCGCGGTGTCTTCATCCATGAGAGGAGAGTCTACGAGCGCATGACCGATTTTGTCATTGATACACACGCTGTATCTGTCTCCCCACGTCCATTTGATAATCTTCACGGTGTACTGATAGTTGGATTTCTCGTCTATCACGTCACAGGCGAGCAATGGGTCGTTCGTCAGGATTTCATCTAACTCATTTCTTTCCTTTTCTGTCATAATTCTTGCGGTTTTGGTTTGTGTGTGATGGGGAATTTCATCCCCATCGTTTTAGGCTTTACAAACAGGATGTGTAGCCCGTACTGTAGAGTTACTTTTGCGGCGTTGTCAGCTGGTCGCAGATCGCGATGCGCTGACTGGCGCGGATAAGCTTCGGAAGATACTTGTCGAGGCTGTAGTTAGGAAAGCCTGTCATCTTGTTGAGTTTCTCTGTATGCCTGTTTATGAGTGGAGTACCGAGGATTTCGGCAACTTTGACCGCATCCTCATTGTAACACTCGTAATAATCGCCGACACGGAAAAGCAACAGGCAGTCGGGATGCTTCTCCCTAATTTCTGCCCATTTCTTGTATGGCGTCGGTTTCTCGGGCTGCGGAACATACGACTCCTCTGTGTGAGAAATCGCTTCTCCGCACATGTAGTAGATGTCACTCGAACGGTAGCCGAGAATGTCGTAGAGATAATACTCTATCTGCTCTGTCTCCCAGTCGTCGGGACAGCCCTTTATTGTTCGGACGGTGGCTGTCTGATAATCCATAATTGTTATTTCCATAATTCTTGATGTTTTGGTTCGTAGAAATCCTTACTCTTACGGGTAAGGATTGTTTTGGGCTTGTTAGTGTTTGTCGAACATGAGCATGTCTACCATTCTGTAGAATGTATATCCGTCAACTTGGTTGTAGATGAATCCGATGAAACGACGGCGGGATTCCATGTTCAATGAGCGGTAATAACTCTTGAAAGTGGAATAGTTCCCGTTTACCCATGCCTCCCAAATAAGGTCCATCATTTCCATCTCGTCATGTACTTCGTAGTACTTTGCCTGCTGGAGCAGCGTCTTGCTTCTTCTTGTCATAATTCTTTGTTTGTTGGTTCGTTGTGGGGGAGGCTGGCTCCCCTTGGGTTAGGCATAAATAATTGACCTGCCATGAGTATTACGTAATACTTTCAGGAGGTGCGGGTCTGAATTGTGATACTTACGTATATACTGCTCACACTTCTGCTTTGTATCAAAGTAGACAACTTCGTGTGGGTTGTTAGGCTTTACGCAAAACCACATCCTACCACCGAAAACATCACCAATGCCACATGGCACCACTTCAAAGCGTGGGTAGACTTTTGTTTCTTCGGAATATACGTTATCGTAACATGCGTAAACCTCCATTGGAATACCATACACTTTTCTTTCGTCTGCATCATGGATAGCCTCCATTTTTGCAGAAGTACAATTATTGTTAGTTGCTGAATAACTGCACAATACACCTCCGTCAGTTGGGTCGACGAGTACATAGCCCGTCAATTTTTTTGTTTGTTCCATATTCTATAATTTTGTTGGTTAATAGTAGCGGAGTTGTATCTCCGCTTGTTTAGGCTATCTGCCGAAGTATTTGCGCTCGAAATCTTCGTAACTCTCGCAGTTGAAGACAATCGCAACGCATTTCAAACCACGGGCAATTAAACTCTGTTTGACTTCTTTTGTAAGTTGTTCGCCTGTGTACACCTCAAAAGGAGGGAACACGAAATAATCCTGTGTCATAATAATTCTGTTTGGTTAATAGACCCCACGATCGTGGGGGTTTTAGGCTGTGGCTTACTTGCCGGCTTTCTCGTTCACGTAGGCTACAAGGCGCTCGAACTTTGCGTCGTTTTCTTCTGTGCTGTAGAACGGATTGAATGAGAAATACTCATTGTAAGTGAGGGAATCTACGTCTTTCTTGTCCTTATTGTAGCCAACGCAAACGCCGATTTGGGCAGATATGCAGGGATCTACCACAATAGATAGGCCCAGATGCTTGTCAAAAAATGTTCTTCTCTGCATCTCCTGTATTTTTGGGAGGATTACTTTGGCTATCCTCTCAGACTCTGTAAGCTTTTTCTTTTCCATAATTCTCTTGTTTTTATTGGTTATCTTGAGCCGTGACACGCACAATAATAGTGCTGCCACGGCATTTTCAGGCGATGAAGGCTACAGTGAGGAATTTTCCGTCATAACTAAGAAATTCAACGTGTGTATACATTTCCTGCATCTTTGCGAAAACTCTTTCCATAAATGCTGCACCTTTGCACTCAATTCTTCTTGTACTCATAATTCTGTGATTTTAATTGGTTTGCTGGAAGGTAGCCAAACGGCTACCCTTTTGAGACTAACCTCGTTTTTCGAGGGCTACACTGACGAAATAAGGAAGACTCTCACATTTTACCTCGTTCCATTCGCAGTTAACAACGGCACTCACATACTTGCTCTCCTGCTTGTGAATAAGACGGGTAATTGTACTTCTGCTTATAGTGGAAGATTTTTCCACCTCAAAACTGGCGTGAGCCATATATCCGTCCTGTGAAAAATCAACAAGTCCCTGTCTTCTCGCTACTGCGACAATTCCGTGAAAAGCGTTGATAAAAACGTATTTCTCACCATCAAAATACACGTCGATGCGTGTGTGATTTTCTTGCGTCTTAAAGTATTCCATAATTCTGATTTTAGTTGTTAATGATGTGCGGACGCATCATTTGCGATACGTCCCTTTTAGGCTTAGAAACAACGCGGACGAGAGAAATGACGTTCTATCTCCTTCGCTTTCCTGTCTGCTTTCGCAGCTCTCCGTGAATACTCGCGCTCGTCAAGGTGTCTTCTCTCACACTCAGCTGAAATAACTCTCTTGTAGCTTGCCACAATCGCAGCAAGAAACATTCTGTCTCCGTTTGTCATAATTCTTTTTGTTTTGGTTAATAGAGCCACCCAAATAAGAGTGGCGTTTTGGCGTGAATTAGTCGCTGACATTGAAGAGCAGAACCTCTTCTTTGTCGTTGATACTCAGACGTAAGTCAGGAGTGAACCTTTCAATACTACCCATCCTTTCATGGTCCCATTTGTAGACCGCTATCCATATTCCAACGGGAAGCGAGTGATCTTCTTTCGTCCCGCAGACCACTTTTGTGCCCACATGGCTGAAATGCCAAAAGATATTCCACTGGCCATTGTCAAGCCCTTCACATCTGATTGCGTCAATCAATAAAAATGTCTTGTACTTCATAATCCTTTGTCTTTAATTGGTTAATTATCGTACTGCCCGACTTGCAGGCAGCTTTTAAGGCTGGAACTTTAGAAGCAGAAATCAACGTATACATTACGCGTACCGCCGAACTCGCTCCAATGATTTACATTGTCGTACTTGTAGGCTTCGTACTTTCTCGAACTTCTGTTGTATTCGTCACGTACCCAAACAGGGGCGCTCTCTGATTCTGACAAGCGGAAAAATTCACCAACTCGTACTTTACGCAATTCTGTCTTTTTCATAATTCTTTAAAGGTTTAATTATCGTACTACCCCAAAACAGGGTAGCAATTAAGGCTCAACACTTTCCAGGCACAATTTTCGTACTGCTCAGGATTCTGAACTCGGCTTGAGGAGGATCTTTTCCAAGCGCTCATTCTCACGCACGAAATTCTTGAAGAATCCGTTGCCAATTTTCGTACTGCTCCAGAAATAGAGCAGAAACAATATGTAAAGGATTCCAAGCACACTGATTATCGTACTGCTTAAAATAAGCAGACACGGAACAAGCTGAAGGTTTCCAAGCACAATTATCGTACTGCTACGTAAAATCTGTCTCTTTGTCATAATTCTGAATTTTTGATGGTTAACTGGAAGGTAGCCAAAAGACTACCCTTTTTAGGCGGATTAGAAATACCTGTCATGCAGGTATAAAACATAGTTCTTGAATCTACTCATATATGGGTCGCGGGCTGCAAAACAATAGTCAGCAAAATCCGCACGTGTCAAAAATCCCATGTTGTAGATTTCAATGGCATGCTCAATCTCTGAGTACATAGCCCATAAATTTACATTCGTTGTCTCCATAATTCTTTTAGGTTTGGTTTGTAGACCCCACAATCGTGGGGAATTTTCTTAGGCTATACGGATTTGTAGAGCAGCCACAAGGACCGCTTTACTACAAATCCAAACAGTTTCCCTTTTTAGGCTTGAGTTCTAAGGAACTCTACTTCTGACGGAGTTAGGGATAAGCCTATAACAAAAAAGTCAACTATCGACTTTTTAAAATTTGTACGCTTTAAGTCTGCTATCATTTCCGTATAGGTATCAATAGCATTGATGTCTGAGCCTGCATTTACTTTCTCAATCTTTTGCATAATTTGTTCTTTCATAATTCTATAATTTAATTGGTTGTTAATTGGTAGAGCAGCCACAAGGACTGCCCTAATTTGCCTTAGGACGTGCATCTTGGCACCGCGTTTGTCGTTATTGTCTTCTCTCACGGCTCACGCCCTACCTGTAACGCTGAGGTGCGCCCTGTTTCCTAACAGCTGACAGGGAACTGCTTTTTCTCAATTTGGTATGCCCTTTTGCGTATAGCTCACTGCAACCACCACGTTGCAGACGATTTAGCGAGTAACTAACTCGCACGCTCGTGACACGTTAGAATATGAATTATGAATTATTTGATTTGTCCCGCTGCTCTCACGCCGAGCACGTTCTGCGAACCTTCGGTTTTGCCGTTCGTAATTCCGCTCTTCTTGCTTCGCTGCCTTCAGTCATCGCTGCTTTCCCTTACGTCTTGTCAACTGCTAAGTTCCAGAGCTAAGGGCTTTTCGTGGTGGTGGATGTCTTTTCCACAAGTCACGGAAAACCCTGTCGGACAAATTGCCCAACCTGTGCCTGTGCGAGGAACAAACAAGAGAGTTTGTGTCGCTGAAACAATGGTTAACGGAATTTCAAACGGCTTTCCTAATGGTCGCTGCCGTCAGTGTTCCCAATAGGGAACGTATGATTATAGTCACACATAAGGGATTCGAACCCTTACAATAACGTTCCAAATGTGTGTGTGGGCGGAGCCTTCCACCCTGTGTGGGCGGAGCCAAAAAAAGGTAGCCACTTTTGGCGTGGCTACCTTTTAGATTGATGTAATGTTTTGTTACTTGCTTTCTTTCAACTCGGCTTCGAGTCGCTCAACTTCCGCCATAGCGGCGGCGGCGGCGGCTCGTTTGGCGGCTAATCTTTCCTCAGCAGAACGACGGGCGGCCTTTTGCGTGTCCGCCTGTTCTTTCGTTTTCTGATAGTCTTCTATCATGTCCGCCATAAGACTCGCAATTTTTGCGACTGACGAAACGTCCGCACAGCCTTCTTTTAGGGCGGCTAATTTGCCGTTATCCTGTGCCCACTTTACAAAGTTCTTGGAAAGTCCACGCATGTGGGCTACATTTTGTGCTGCAAAATCAATAGCGGGGTTAGCATACTTTGTAAAAGTTTCGCCACTCTGCCAAAGTACGTAACAAACGGCCTTGTCAAAGGCCTTTTTTGCGTCCTGTGCCTTTTCATACAGGGAATGAAGCGAATCGAAGGAGGGTTTTCGTTTGTCGTCGTCCTTTGCTGACTCTGCTATGACTAGGAGGCGGAGTTCATTACATACATCTGCGTTAGATGTCACAACCTCGCTCTCCTTGAGTACGTCTTGTACTTCTTTAACTGAATACTTAATCATGTTGTCGTATTGTTATGTTATACCGCATTGTTTCCTGTGTGTGCGGTGCGGTGCGTGCCGTATACACACAGGGACGTGGCCACGGCACACATAGTGTGTGCCTAACTTTAGACCGCTGTCACCCTATAAAAAGCAAATATCATACCTATAAATATTGAATTAACATTTTTAACAATTAGCTAACTTGCTGATATATTGTAAGTTAGCAAGATTTTGATATGAATAAATATTCATCAAGTGTATAAAGACTGACAAAGTGGCAAAATTAACTTAAAATACCTTAATTGTCAGTGACAAAGTGGCAGTTGTTAGAAAAGTTTAACTTTTGTGGAACATTTTGGTATGTATAAATATTCAGTCAGAGAAAATAATATAATGATATAATGTGTTGTAAATCAACGAGTTACAAAATATAATAATATGACGGAGTGTGAAACATTGAAATTATTACAAATTGGCGTTTTAACAAATATTATACCATATAATATGGACAAAAAGACCCCCCACACCCCCGGCAGCGGACGCCCAGCGCTTTGTAGTCACCTCACCTGAAAATTTTTTCTTTTTTTTCTAACTTACTGACAACTAACACCTTATATTTGCCTTTTGGGTCTTTTAGTAGTGCATAAATAGTGAATATTAATACTGCGTGTTAATTCGTTGTGAATGACTGTGAACGACTGTTAACTTGCATATATATACATATTGGGTTTTTGGGTTTTGGTTGGGGTCGTATGGTCGGGTGTCGGGAACATTGTTATGATGCGTTTTGTAATGATGCAGCTTATCTTGCATCGTATGGAGGGAATTATGCAGCAAATTATGTTGTTTTATCGGTATAGTGCAGTATTGAAGGATTATTATTACGTATCTTTGTGTGTGCGTGTATGTAGGGTATAGGGATTTAAGCAGAATAGCTGCACCTACCCGACATATAGGGGGAAAAAGCTGCATCGGATGCTGCATAAGTCTTGTTGGGAACTGCATAGCTTGGAACGGCTTTGCGTGAACAATGTAAAAAGGCTTGCCAGTAGGTCTTATGACGTATGGTGATAGGTCTTATTGCGGGGACAAAGTTACCGATTTTTCTTTTGCTGTGCAATGGTCTTGCTGGATAGTCTGGTGTGGTTTGGATGTTAAAGTTTTTAACTTTTGCGTTTTGTGGCATGGCTGCTATGCGGTTGTGAAGAGATGGAGGAGATATGGGTACCGTTCAAAGAAAGGAGTAACAATGATTAACAGAGAGGACATTAAGAAGGGCTTGAAGTTTAGGATGCCCAACGATGTAATCAGGAGGAAGTATCAAGTAGCGAGCTTTCGAGGTGCTACGGATATGTGTGAGTCTATCCAGTATCTGACAACGCTGAAAACTCCGCACGGAGACAAAAACTATGTGACACCCAAAGTGCCGCTTTTCGAGGTGTGCGTCGGTCCGAAACTGATAAGTTTCGCCGATAAGAAAGACCCGTATTGCGCATGGGTCGGCGAGTACATCAAGGTGCGCAGCGATGCGCTCGGGAAGAAACCGCTCTACATATCCCTGTACGACGTGATGCAACACGGAAGACGTGCCATCGACGCTAATCTCTACCCTATTTTCAGTACGGAGAACCCGAAGAACAACTGGGCGTACAACACCTTTTTTGCCGGCAGTCGTAGCGGCTGTAAAAGATTCCGTCTGGAGTATTACGGATTTACCTCTGACCCAGTTGGCGTTCTTGCAAAGCCTTCCGCGTTTACTAAGCAGCCAACTGGAGATGCCGATGCCTTCCGCGACATTACCAACGGCATGTACGACACCTTCAAGGCTAAAAGTTCCGATTACGGCAATAGTTTCTCGGAATTGTTTGCGGAGTGCGGCATGACATACGCCTACGGACACATGGCAGAGAAGTTGAAGCGCGTGAAGTCACTGATGTCTGACGAGGCGAAGGTGAAGGGCGAGAGTATGAGAGACTCATTGCTTGACCTCGCCAACTACGCGGTACTTACAATCATGGAACTTGACAAAACAAAGAAATAATTGCAACTTAAAATCTAATAATATGCAAGAGATTGTATTTAGGAGTAGCGACAATCAGGCGCTGACAACGAGTGCGATTGTTGCGGAGAAGTTTGGCAAGGAGCATAAGCACGTCCTTGAAGCTATCAGAAGTATTCTTTGTACGAGAGACGAAAATTCGGCTTTCGTTGATAGTCAGCAACTTGCGAAGATGTTTGCCCTTACTGAGGTGGAACAGCCGATGCCTGTTGGCGGCGGCGTGAAGAAAATCCCGGTGTATGTGATGAACAGGGATGGTTTTACTCTGTTGGCTATGGGCTTTACTGGAGCGAAGGCTTTGGCTTTCAAGCTGGAGTATATTAATGCCTTTAACGCCATGGAACAGCAGATACGTCAGAGCAGCGGAGTCCCTCAGTCGTTCGCTCAGGCTCTTATGCTTGCTGCCAAGCAGCAGGAGATGATAGAGGCTCAGCAGAAGCAGCTTGAGGTGCAGCAGCCTAAGGTGGAGTTCTTTAATGCTGTCGCTGAGAGCAAGACTGCGATTGAGATGAAGCTTATCGCGAACACTCTGCACTTCAAGAATGTCGGCAGGAACAAGCTGTTCTGCATCTTGCGTGAGCAGGGCATTCTCAACGGCGGCAACGTGCCTTACCAGAGATACATAGACTGCGGTTATTTCAGGACCATCGAGCAGAAGTATACGGTTCCGAGCGGCGAGACGAGGATCAACATCAAGACTCTCGTGTATCAGCGTGGCTTGGACTATATCCGCAAGATGCTGAAGCGGCTCGGATATGTGGAGGCTGAAGGTAGTTTATTTTAATCATTAATCAATTATAGAGAATATGAATACTAAGAACATTATCCTTGCATCGGCTTTGCTGGTGTTTGCCATCATCATCGGTACGTTGGTGGCGGGTTATTTCAGTTACAACAACCGCGAGATTTCGCTTCGTCAGCAGGCAGAGGCTCAGCGCGGCAAGATTGAGGGCGTGCATGACAAGATGTGGAAGATCATCCAGCAGAAGGCTCAGGTGACTGACGAGTACAAGGGGACTTTCGAGAAGATTTATCCGCAGCTCATTGCCGGTCGTTACCAGAACGACAAGGGTACGATGATGAAATGGATAAAGGAGAGCAACCCTAACTTCGACGTGTCGCTATATCGTGACCTCATGCAGTCGATAGAGATACAGCGCTCGGAGTTTCAGACCGCCCAGGAGCGTATGCTTGACATCATCCGTGAACATGAAACGCTTACTCGTACTTATCCTGCGCGTTGGTTCGTGTCGAACACGATGCCGATAGAGTATAAGGTGATTTCGTCGTCGCGCTCGAAGGAGGTGATGATTGAGGGCGAGGACAACGACGTGGATTTGTTCGGCAATAAGAAGTAGGCTTATGGAGGTCCTTGTCTTTCTCCTTCCTTTCTTCGTGTCGGCTTTCCTGCTGATATTCTTCCGTGAGCAGACGACGTGGTGGGAGCACGCTGTGCTTATCGTCCCGTCGCTGCTTGTGGGCGTAGGTCTGCTGTGGACGTTCAAGCGTGCCGAGTCGAGTGATACGGAGTATCTTGGCAGTTATGTCACGAAGATACGCTATTATGAGCCGTGGAACGAGCGTGTCGCACACACCCGTACCTATACAGACTCAAAGGGCAACACTCATACCGAGACCTACTACGTGACAGAGGAGCATTCTGAGAAATGGGCTTATTCCGACCATTCCGGACGTGAGCGTGACTGCTCAAGTGACGTCTTCTCTGCTATGAAAGAGCGTTTGGCTGCTTCTCCTGTCTTCGTGGACATGCACCGTGACTATGACACCCGCGACGGCGACGCTTACGACTATCCTTGGGACGGTCGTGACGTTACACTCTATCCTGTGACCCGTGAGCACGAATACGAGAACAAGGTGAAGGCTTCGCGCTCGGTGTTCAAGTTTGAGGATATCAGCAAGGAGGATGCTCGCCGTATCGGGCTGTATGACTATCCTGAGATATGGCTGCGCGACCAATGCCCTATACTCGGGACCAAGTTTTCCGCCCGTCAGGAGCGTGCCGTCCGTGTGCTCAATGCGCGATACGGACCTCAGAAACAGTTTCGTCTGTATCTGCTGTTCTTTCGTGACAAGCCGATATCCATTGTGGAGAAGCAGCGCTCGTACTGGCAGGGTGGCAACAAGAACGAGCTTGTGGTGTGCGTGGGGCTTGACAGGAACAACCGCGTGACATGGAGCGACGCTTTCTCCTGGTGTGACTCGCCGGTGCTTGCCGTGAAGAGCCGTGACTGGTTTATGAGCAATCGTCTTGACCTCTGCGCCTTTGTCTCCTATATAGAGCCTATCGTGCAGAAGGAATGGAAGCGCAAGGACTTCTCTGACTTCAAGTATGTGTCGGTGGAGTTGAGTGACGGGCAGTACTGGATCATCGTCTTCCTCATGCTCCTGCTGAATGTGGGACTGAGCGTGTGGATTGTAGGTAACAACTATAGGAATTAGCGTTATGAGTAAAGGGAAGTATCGTAACAAGGCTCCGTTTCCCACATTCCGTCCTGACCCTCGCCATTGGACTCGCAAGGGCAGTTCTTGGAAGCAGAAGGTTGGGTATGATACGGAGGATGATGCTTGGGAGTTTCTGAATCAGAATCCGAAGCTGAAGGCACTTGGCTGGCATCCTTACTTGTGTGGGGTTTGCTCTATGTATCATATAGGTAGGTTACATAATAAATAGTTGAGATATGAAGAAGAAAGGATATTACGAATACGGAAACGAAATATACCCTTTGAGACTTTGGGTACACGTCGGTGAGGACTTGGAAGAACTGATAGATTCCTGCTTTGACGGGTGCAATGCTCCTGATAGGGATTACTGCGGCATTACGTATGACGAAGTTTTCAGAAAGAGCGACAACAGAAGAGGCGTTCTTGTTTCGTTTCATTGCCGGAAGGATATGTCGATGAAATACTGCTGCCACGAGGCTTCTCACGTCTGCGATGCCATCGAGGATGCCATTGGCATGAAGCACGGTGACGAGCCTTCCGCTTACCTAATGGGCTGGATTGCGTCTTGCATCAACAAGGCTCGTTTGGGTATTGGGGATTTCGTTGAGCTAAAAGATAAGGAGGAATAGCTTATGAATTATGAAGAAACTAACATAGGAACTATGTTTATTGCACCTGCGTCATATTTTATCGAAGAACTCGAAGAGCAAGAAAAGGAAATTTTCAAAAACAGAGTCTTTCAATATGATAATCTGGTTTGCGGAATTGTCGACAAGATTGACTCTAAGCGCGGTTATGTTTGGGCGACGTTCAAAGTTCCAGACAACAACTACGTCGATCCAGGAATAACCATAGCAATAGACTTCAAGGCTAATTGGTGCAGGTTTTGTGTCGTTAAAGGCGGAAAGAGGTTCAGTTTCTATCAGTTTCTCTGTCTCAAAGAGCAGGATATTATAGACATAATTAAAAAAGAACAGAGATATGGCAAGAAAAAAGGACTATAGCAAGGAGCGTATGGCTCTTTATGACAAGTTCGTGGATGTGTTTAACGAGACGGACGGGGCGATGCCTGGCGACGAGATATTGTCGGCTATTGCGGACTTCGCGGGTGTTACTGTGGCGTATGTGTCACGGGCGGTGGGGCTTGACCAGGATAGGGTGCTGTTCGCTTTTTTTGACCTGTTGGTAGGGGCTGCACAGAAGGCGAAAGAGGAATGCGGAGAGGAGAAGGGAAGCTGATGAAGTGCAGGGACTGTGTTATGTTTCGGGAGGAGGACGCTGACAGTCCTCCTGCCTGTTGGAGAGGCGAGAAGGAGGAATTTGCGAGAGGTGATGATGAGGCTTGCGACCGCTACCGACCGCTGAAAATCGCTTACAAAAGCTGAAAATCGCTTACAAAAGCTTACAAAAAAAGGAATAAGATAACTATAAAAATAAATATTACGGAAGGAGACTGTATTATGGAGAAGAGATATATAGGGATTGACCCTGGGAAGCATGGTGGCATTGCAGTGCTTTCGGCAGACGGGTCGGTTGTAGAGGTGGCGAAGATACCGGGGACGGCTCGTGACTTGCTGGACTTTCTTCGTCGTTATAAGGACGATAGTGTCTGCGTGTTAGAGAGGGTCGGCGGTGTGCCGGGTAACGGCGCTCATGCGATGTTTAACTTCGGCAAGGGTTTCGGTCATCTTCAGATGGCGCTTCTGGCGTTGGAGATTCCTACTGAGGACGTTACCCCTAACAAGTGGGAGAAGACGTTCCAGATGGGCAGCTCGGGGAAGTTCACGAAGAGAGAATGGAAGAATCTGCTGAAGGCTAAGGCTCAGCAGCTGTTTCCGAAGCTCGGCAGAAAGGTGACGCTTGACACGTGCGATGCGCTGCTGATAGCGGAGTATGGCAGGAGGTTAGGGCTGTGAGGGCTGCTTGGTGATGATTAATTATTGTTAAATGTTATAAAAGGATTATTGTTATGATTGATTTTGGTAAGAAGGTTTATTCGGGTAATTTCCTGATTATGAAGAAGGTTAAGACTTTGAGTAAGAAGGAGATGGCTCGGCTCCGTGAAATGAACGGGACGAATAAGGAGATGTGTAAGAAGTTGAGCCGTTCGGGGCTTCCCTATATCCGCGTGGAGACTATCGGCGGCGACTGGGCTGTGGAGTTTATGCTTGGCACTACTGCCTATGACGCCATCGAGGCGCTTGACGTGAAGAAGGACTGGCGTGGAGACTGGAGAGTGACCGGCGTTGACGGCGAGAACTCGAAGTTAGTGTTTACGAGCATGTATATGGACACCTCTGTGGTGGGTGACGAGCAGTATCAGGCAGACAAGTGCAAGGCTCTGACGGAGTATCTGAAGCGTGCCGGAGAGAAAGCCGTGGGCAAGATGGAGGAAACTTACGGGCCTTTGGACGTACTTGGCAACAATGACGAGCCGGGAAAGGAGGTCAGCGATGGCAAAGAGTAGCGGCGAGTATATCGACATGCTGTTCTCGCAGCTTCTCACGATGAGCATGGACGACAAGTATGAGTTTCAGGCTCTTCGTGGCGACTGGGGCAATACGAACAGCGCTAAGTATAACGACATGTTGGCTCGTTTCTGCCGTAACATACGCGAGCTGGCAAAGAACTGTCCTGTGAAGTATTTTGCCTTTGCGTTCTATATGTTCGATGGCAGGATATACGAGGTGGTGGACGTGAGCGTCATCGAACAGGCGTATCAGCTGCTTTTGGAGAAGCTCTGTGTGGCGCCGGTGATGAACCGTACGAGCCTTCGCAAGGAGATATTCATCGCGACGATAAAGAACTATAACACTCTTGTGCCTCAGTTTGACATCGTGGCGTTCAGAAACGGCGTTGTGGACTTCACCTTATCCCGCAAGACGAAGCCCGAGGCGATGCCGTTCTCTCCGCATTATCACGTGACATACTATCATCCGTACGACTTTGACCCTAAGGCGAAGTGCCCGCTGTGGAACCGCTTCCTTATGGACGTGCTTCCAGACAAGGACTCGCGTGACATCCTCCAGATGTTCCTCGGTCTTGGTCTTGTCCAGCGCGGTGACGCCTTTAACGTGTATGACGGCAAGGTGGTGAACAAGATAGAGCTGTGTCTGATGATGATCGGTTCGGGCGCTAACGGCAAGAGCGTCATCTTCGAGGTGATGTGTGCGCTGTTCGGTCCTGACCGCATATCGAAGATGGACTATGCCGACCTGACCGCCGACGGTGACGAGGGCATGCGCGGTCGCTATCCTATCCGTAACGCCATCTTCAACTGGTCGAGCGATTCTGACGTTCGCAAGTTCGGCAAGAAGAACACGGGTATGTTCAAGCGCCTTGTTAGCGGCGAGCCTATTACTTACAGAAAGTTAGGCGAGGACGTGTTTGAGTCGCGCTCTGTGCCTTACCTTATCTTCAGTCTTAACAGCGAGCCAGAGAGCAACGACACGTCTCTTGGTATGATACGCCGCTTGCAGTATGTGAACTTCGAGGTGACCGTGCCTAAGGAGAAGCAGGACCCTGAATTGGCTTCGAAGATTATCAACAAGGAGCTTTCCGGTGTATTCAACTGGCTGCTTGAGGGTGAGAGGAAGCTCAGAGAGCGTCACTTCAGATTCCCTGAGGCAGAGGGTTCGAAGAAGCATCGTATCATGGCTTATCTGAAGAGCCAGCCAGTGCTTTCCTGGCTGATGGCTTACGACATCAAACACCAGCGCCGTGTGTCGAACGAGATTGGTCTGAGGATTCCTGTGTCGTTGCTCTATGAGAGCTTCGTGCAGTTCTGTAACGACAATAACCTCGACGACAATGATATTCCTTCGAGCAACAAGTTCAGTAGGGTGTTGTGGGACGACTGCCACTTTGTGAAGAAGAAGACCCCGAAGTGTATTGCTTATGAGGTGTATGGCGTGACAGAGGCTGACCTTAGACAGCACTTCATCATATCCGAGATGACAGGAAAGGACTATGGTGAGGAAGTAGGGTTTATCAAGGAGGATGTGAAATGATAAGATAAACATTAAGAAGAAATGGAAGAGAAGGAGAAGATAGAGCAGCCGTCTTTGGATATTCAGAAGATTTTGGATGATGTGATGGCTGCTGAGAGCACAGATGTGGTGTTTCTCGGTAAGAAGAGGAAGATAGGGTGGCTTAGCAATGGCACGGTGCGACGGTTTACGCATGTGGTGATGAAGGAGAAGAACGAGGCGAAGCGCAACTGCAAGCTTTGTGCCTTGGTGCTGCTTAACAACATCTGGAAGATACGTCTGCGCTATGCGCTGCTTTGGCGCTGGCTGTACTATGTGAAGGATGTGAATGCGGTGGAGATACTTCGTGTGGTGGATGTGGCGAAAAAAAAAATTCCATCGACTGCGTGCTCTCTGCTTACCATATTAGCGACCGGGATGACGGACGTGATGATGGCGATGACAAAGGAGGAAGTAAAAGCTATCCAAGCCGAACAAGCTGGGGCGCAGCCTACTCGTTAGCCGAGAAGTTCGGCTTCCTCTTTGAGCGTAAGTTCGGTATAAGGGCTTACGACTACTGGTGGGGCTATACGGCGGCTCAGATTGGGCTGATGGTGGCCGACCAGCCTCTTGTGGTGTACCCGAAGGGTGAAGCCAAGAACGCCGACGGCAGCAAGAAGCATACGGCGGAAGAGATGGACAAGCTTTGGGATGACTGGCAGAGGAAGAAGCAGAAAGAGGGTAGCTTAGTGGGAAAGAAGGTGAACCTCGGTGAGTATTTGAAGGGAGGTTTGTGATATTTATTGTTAACTTTTATTAAGGATGTAATATGATTGAGAAGTTTGTTGAGATTGTGGAGGACAAGGCGGCTCTTGAACTTGGGCTGCGTGTGATAATGGAGGTGGCAGAGACTAAGAATCTGCCGCCTGTGGGGGTACTTCCCACGTTTAATGACGAGCTTATTGCTGATATGTTTAACAAGACGCTTGAGCTTGTGGCGGGGAAGAAGTTTCCTGAGGACGTGGACAACTCGGGAGGAATCGGGTTCTTTGCAGAGAAGGACTAAGGGCAAAAGAAAAGCGGCTACCATCACAGGTAGTCGCTTTTTTGTCAAAACAACATGTAAATAATCACTTATACGAAACATCCATTGCAAAAATACGATATTATTTTATTATTACCTTGAGTGGCAGCTTGCATTAACACTGGTTAACTATTTCTTTTTCTTTTGCGCTGTTGCCATTCCGTTTTGGAAGATGAGGCATTCCTCGCAGCGGTTGGGGTATTGGACCGGTAGGTGGAAATGGACGGTGTTGGACTCGGTGTCTATCTCGTCCTGCTTGATCTTGTTGTAGTCTGCGATAAGGGAGACTATCTTCAGCCAGTCGGGTGAGCCTTTCGTGGCTTTCTGCTCTGCTGCTACGAGCTTTCGCAGGATGGACTCCTTGGAGGTTTCCTTGGTAAGCTCCTCGGCTGTTATTTCCTCGGTCTTTGGGGCGTTTCTGCCTTGCAGTTCAGCGATGCGTGTCTGTACTGAGTCGAGGGCTTCGAGCTTCGCTATTTCTTTTTGGAGTTCTGCTTTCGGCCAGGTAAGTCCTTTGCCGTTGAAGGCTACCGCCCAAGCATCGTGCTGCGACCATCCTACTGCCCGCAGGTCGGCGTAGATGAGGTAAGCTGGGTCTGACATGCCGTACTTCTTCTTGAGAGAGTGGACGGCTACTGAGAGTGTGTAATCTGACATAGTGTATGGCTATTTAATCTTCGTTGTAAATGAATTTTATGAAGCACACGCAGTTGGTGTGGAACGGGGGGAAGGGGTCGCCGAAGTGGTGGACGTAGGCGGTTTCATCATCACAAACTGCGCAGGGATATGAACTGCCTCTATGGACTGTGAAGCCTATGGCTCCTGACTCCTTTCCGTACTGCTGTTCGGCTATTCCCCATGCTACGGCTACCATCTGGCGGGCGTTCCTTGTTATGTTCTGGAAGGCTGAATGGAAGATGCCTTTGCCGTAGGACGGTGTGGCTATGCTGATGTCCTTTGTCCTTGCCTTCGTGATGACAGAGGCGAGGTAGGGATTCTTGTAGCCGGTGCGGACGGATGAGAGGAGCTGCGTGTCGGTGTAGCCCATCATTATGCCTGCCTTGGACATTCTTACGATGTCTTCGGCGAAGTTACGGAGGTATATGGCAGTTCGCTGTGCCGATGTCTTGCCGTAATATTCCGACGTTAGGAAGCTCTCTACTCCTTCTGAGGAGACGTTGAGGTGTGTGGCGGCGGCTACGGCGTAGTCATGGATCTGGCGTTCGATGCCATCCGCGAGCCTTGAGGCGATGGTCTGGGCTTCGCGGAGAAGCGCCTGCTCGTTGGAGAGGACGTTTCCGCGACGGTACTTTCCTGCCGCCTGCGTGATTTGCTCGGCGGCAGAGAAGAGGAGCTTTGTGATGCGTGACTCGCAGGCGAGCTGCGCCTTGGAGCGAAGTGTGGCGTATTCTGCTGACATAGTGTGGAATTTTTGTGATAGGCAGCTCTAGCGGCTATAGGCGGGGCTAGAGGCTGGCGCCGTTATTGAGCCTTGCTAAGCCTTACTGAGCCTCCTTTTAGTGTGTGCGATTATAATCATCCCAGTTTTTTCTGCCGGGGTAATTATTGTTCTCGTCCCAGTCTTTTCCTGACCGGTTGGGGCGTCCTGCCTTTCTTCCTCCTCCCGTGTTGATGTCGGAGCCGCTTTGCTGTTTGTTGATACGGGCGGTGGCTTCCTGCTGCTCTATGGCGTTCTCGGTTTCGTTGTCGGCACGCTGCATATCCATGAGGAGGTCTTGCTGGTCTTCCTCCTTCTGCTCTCTCATAATGCGCTCGAACTCTCCGTTCTTCGGGAAGTCTGGGCAGCGTTCCGATGCTGTCTGCTTGGAGAGGAAGTGGTTTTGTACGGCAGTGGCGAGGTTTGTGATCAGCTCCGTCTTGTTGGCGTGGGTGTACGGTGATATCCATGCGTTGATGGGAAGACCTGTCATTGTGGCGACATAATTCTCCTCCGTACCGATGCCGAACTTGCAGATGGTGACGAGCTTGTCGAGGAACGGCTGTAACTTCTGTGCGTCGTTCATGGCAATCTCAAGAGCTGGCGAATAGAGAAGCTTTATGGCTACGCCTGGGAGGTCTCCAGACTTGAGTTCAGGCGGCTTGACGGTGAACGACAGCTCGTAGATGAGGTCGTATGACTTGTTGAGCTGTGTGGCGAATGCGTTGGATGCATCCGTTCCGTTGAGGAATCCCGCCTCGCTGTCCGTGTCGTTCATCGCAATGGACTTTACGGCGCCGGTCACCTCATCCCCTACGATGTTGACGTCCTCTCCGTCTCCCTTGACATAGAAGATGGGGAATGCGTATGCCTTGTTGTTCTCGCAGAGATAAGAGAAGGCTTCCTCGTAGTCCTCGATGTTGTGCTGCACCATGAACCAACATGGTCCGTCCTCGTTACGCGCGTAAGCCACTGGCACGAACGGGAATCTGTGCGGCTTCTCCTCTACGAGATTATATCCGTCGATGCCGAAGAACTTGGCTACATACGTGATGACCTTCTGTGTCTTGCCTTGCGCTACGCTTCGCTTGAAGCGATATAACTTGGTCTTATCCCATACCTCGACCCATTCCGTAATCTCGTTGCCCTCGTCGTCAAAGTCGCTGAAACGTCTTGCGAAGCACAGGAGGTCTCCGGTGAGTGAATCGAACTGCGGATAGAGTCGGTCGCCGCGGTCGTATGATAGCGTTCGTGTTCCGAATTTTCCGTTCTCGTCGAAATAGCCCACGATGGCACAGTCAGCCACCTTCATGTATGCGCTGATGGCCTCGAAGAAACGTATTTCCATATCGTGCATGAGCCATCCCTTCTTGAATACATTGAGATATTTCTGAGCCTTGTCAGCCTCCTCCCTGCTGTCATCTCCGCTGTCAGCAAGCTCGAACTGCACGTCGTTGCCCGTAAGATGGAGCACGTGCTTCGTATGGATGAGCTGCTGGAAGGCGAACGCCGTTCTTGTGATGGGCTGCTGATACCACTTGCCAGTGTCGGGGTCCTGCTTCCATATATCGGGATATTCCTTGGTGTCGAAGATGCGGTGTCCTGTAGGATAGAACTCGCGCAGGAAGTCAGCCTGCGTCTTTATGTTGCGATAGACAGAGTCTTCCGGCATATTAGGCGTTGCGTCTTCTCTGATGTTGGTTGTCCACGCTCCGTGCTTCTTGTATCCCTCCGGCGTAATCTCGAAGAACGGCTTCTTGACAAGAATCTCTCTTACCTTTAAAATCTCCATAATCCTTTTACCTTATTGTGTTTTTTCTTTGTTAAGCTGAAAATCATCCTGTAGAACCAAGACTCGAAGAAGTCGGGCGAGTGTCCTACGTATCTCTTTGCAAGCTTCTTCGGCAGTAGCTTGAATCCCCGGTCGCTGCTGTTCTCGTCGCGTCTGAGCATCTTTCGCTCCTTCTGTAGGATCTGGCGCAGCGTCCATTTCTCGAATCCGTCTCCCGAATACTTGCGCTCAAGCAGCGAGGCGTCTATGGATATGCGCCGTTCCTTTACCATCTTGTAGAAGAGCCACGCGCACTGCGACTTGAGGTCCTTGTAGAGGTACTTTATGCCGTCTTCCTCCTTTCGTGACTGTGCCAATGGCGCAGCCTGATTGTTGAAGGGTACGGCATCCTTGAAGAATCCCTTGAAGTACTGTCCGATGCCCTGCATATCGTACGTGAAATTGGACTCCTCCACTCCCCATTCGCGCAGCTTCGCCTCGACGGTGGAGACGAGTGTCTTGGAATCGAGTCGCAATACGATAAGGTCCTTGCAGTGCCATCCTTCCCATAGCCACATCACGAAATTGTCACCTCCCGTGAAAGCGATGTCGGCAGAAGCTCGTCTGATGCCGTCGTCGGTCTGTTCGGCGTTGTCGAAGATGGCTTCGAGGTCGTCCATCTTTATCATGTCGTCGCCCGCTGCCTTCCAGTTCCAGTTGGCTTCGAGGTCGCGCATGCGCTGTTCCTCGTCCTGCTGCGCAAGGTTGGCGAGATAAGACACGTCGGTGGAAATGAGCTTGATGTTTTCGGACACGTCGGCACGTATGAAGGTGGCTGACTTGATGAACATCTCGAGCTTGGAATAGCCAAGTTCTTCGTAGCTGGGTTTCCAGAGCTTGTCGATGATGCCACGGCACTGCTCGTAGACCTCCTCGCGTGTGTCTCCCCAGTAGATAGAGTCGGGTGTGTCGCCGTCCATGAAGCAGTAGCGTATGACTCCGTCACGCTCCGGTATGATGTAGCCGTCTTCGTCCACCCACCAGTCGATGAACTTGCGTACCCATGACTCGGGGTCGGGGTTACAGGTTATCCAGAAGCGGTTTCGGATTTGTGATGCGTTACGGTTGGTCTTTATGAGGAACTTGAATTTCTTGAACGGTATCTGTGTACCCTCATCGACACAGATATAGGCGTACTGACGACCTCGGAAGCGCTCCTCGAAATCCTTTAGTGCTCCTTCGAAATACGAGAACTTAAGCCATCCTCCGCTGGCAAAGTTCCATGTCATGTCGTTCTGGGACTTGTTGTATGTGCCGAACTGGGAGAAGAGCTTGTAGGAATCGGAGATTAGGGACTGAAGGTCGTCTTTCTCCTTTCGTAGTATCGTGGCATGGAAGTCTGGGTTCTTGATGTCCTTCAGGACTTCCATGAGAGAACTAAAACTCTTACTACCGCCGCGGGAGCCTCCGACGATTTTGATGTCGGCGTCGATGGCGAGCATACGTTCCTGTCCTCCCCGTTGGTCTATGATTTTGAGCCGGTCGGGATGGCGTTTGTCTGCGTCTCGGAGAGACTGTATGTACTCCTGGGTGTAGACAGGAGAGCCGTCGCGTAGGCGGTATGGTGAGAGTTTTGTCATGTTATCCTGTTGATAATGGGGTGTTTAGGGGCTTTGTTTAATATTTTATGTATGTTTATGCAAAAATAATGGATTTTTCTTGGATAGATGTATATTTATGCGTATTTTTGCGATATAAAATGTATATTTATGCAATTAGTAAGGTGAAGGACTCACTTTACATAAACACAAATCAGAATGACGATAGAGGAACTATTGGAATTGGTGAACAAGAAGGAGGACACTTCTAAGTTTACCTCACTCAGCAAGAAGAGCATTGACGAAGAGCTTAATGACGTTCTTGGTGAGATGGGTGACGATGATGACGAGAATGACAGAATCGTTACCAAGTTGGCAAACCGACTCAAGCGCATGGACAAGAATCTGCACAAGAACATAGCTGACGAGCTGAAGAAGAGCAGAGAGGAAGCCGAGCGCAAGAAGAAGGAAGAGGAGGAACGCAAAGGAAAGAAGGACGGGGAGGACACTCCCGACGATAAGTACGACAAGCTGCTTGCAAAACTCGAAGCACTCGAAAAGGCCAACGAGGAGCGCGACAAGAAGGCATCAAGAGCCGCTACAATCGAAGCGGTCAGAAAAGGCTTGAAGGACAAGTTTGACAAGGCAAAGCTCGAACTTAACGATTTCTTTCTTGACACTGCAATCTCCAAGCTTGAAATTCCCGACAAGGATGCCGATGTAACCGATCTGGTTTCAAAGGCGGAGGGTATCTACACTACCGACTTCAAGCGTGCTACAGGCAACACCGCGATACCGCGCATGGGCAGCGGCTCTTCTTCTGGCGGCGGCAGGACAATTCCTGACGACGAGTGGGATGACATCATCGAACCGAAAGAAAAGTAAACATTTTAATTTTTAAGGTAAAAAGTTATGGATAACAACAAGGATTACTACGGACAGATGCTGGCGCAGGGTGCAGTCAATGCTACCGGCGCTGTAATCTTGCAGTCAGAAATGACTATAGGTGGTCAGCGCCATGTGTTCGTTGACCTGCCTGGTGCCGTTAAGGAAGCGTTCCGTCGCCCTCCGATTGGCGGTGTCCTGAAAAACCCGTTCCCTGGTCCAGCCAAGATTTACGCTGGCGACTTGATCGAGCACAGCCTTGGTTTCGCTGACAACAGCGGCGGCACAATCAAGATTCTCAAGAGCTACGAGGTGGCTAAGGCTACCGATGCCGCTACGGATACGGCCATCTACATCACACGCGACGGCTATCACCATATTCCGTTTGTCGGCGACAATCTCATGGTTGGTCAGAAGGACTTCAAGACAAAGAGCAAGGGTGTGCTCGTGACTGCGGTGGAGGCAACCACCGACGCGACAGCCGGCGACGTATGGAAGGTGACCCTCAGCGAGACTCTCGGCACTTTGACCGTGGGCACAGTACTGGTGGAGGCAGAGAAGGCAGGCGCAACCGTTTTGCCTATGGTTACAAACCCGAACTGCTTTGCTCCGTGCGACGTTGACATGCCATTCCACGCACTTGCCGGCAGTGACAAGTTCTATGCTCCGCGCTACCTCAACGACTTCTGCCTGCTCGGCACTGACGTGGTAATGTGGAAGTCACGCATGAGTCCGATTCCGCCGGCTGTAGAGGCGATGAACAAGAGCCGCTACGCAGAGTGGTGGTACGCAGAGAACTAATCGGAAAAACACACAACACAAAAACGAAAAGATATGCCAAAGTTTGATTTTAACAATTCCCGAAAGGCGCGTTTTTTCAGCGATCCCGAGAATACAAGATACTTGCAGAAGTTTATCGACAAGAAGGGCATCTTCCATGTGAACTACGGCTGGTATCTCACGCAGGGTCGTATCGCGCCTGACCTCACGCCTACCAACCATAAGGGCGTGGCTACATTCTCAGTTGAGGCATCCGCTTTGCAGGCTGCGACACTCGCCAACCTCCGTGCTCCTCTCGCAGGCTCGTTCCAGAAGGACAAGGGTGCGTTGGAAGTTTATTCTGCCACTATCCCCGACTTCATTACTGACGGCTTCAAGGAAACCGCAGAGGAGCGCAACTACCGCGAGAAGCAGTTTGAGGAGTTCGGCAACGACAGCGACCTCGTAAAGCAGTGGCGCGACGAAACCCAGACGTTGATGGACTCTCTCGACATGACCATGAACTACATGACTGCGAAGCTGGCTACAACCGGTGAGCTTGACTACACGGGTATCGCTCGCGGTATTCAGATTCCGCTTCACAAGGTGCCAATCCCGAAGGAGAATTTCAGAAAGTGCGGCAAGCTTGAATGGGCTAACGCTGAATGTAACATCCTCGAACAGATGCGCAAGATTGAAAGCGAGTGGCGCGAGGAGTTCGGCCAGAGCCGTCTCGCCCTTGTATGGCAGATGACCTATGACACCTTCTACAACACCTTCCTTGGCAACAAGCAGATTAAGGAGCTGTACATCAACTGGTGCAAGGCTCATTATGTTGCTTACGTCGAGGACTACGGCGTGAACACCGAGATGTTCCTCAAGGCATTCGCTGACATTCAGGGAATCTCACGCATTGAGATTGTTGACGAGGAGGAGCGCAACCTCAAGTTCGACGGCTCGGTTGTCAAGGTTAAGGGCTGGAATGACAACATTGTCGTTCTCCGTCCTGCCGGTGACGCTTTCGAGTACGAGCGCAAGCAGATTGCTGACAAGCCGATGTTTGAGAAGTACGGAAACAACATCGTTCAGAAGGTATTTGCGCAGACAAACAAGGGTCTCGGTCTGCTCTGCAACACAACAGTCGCCAATGGTGACTACAAGGAGTGGCATACCGACCTCATGTTTGCCGCAGTCCCTGCGATGCTGGACTTCCCTTATCGTTGGATTATCGACATCACAAAGAAGGGTTAGAGGTTTAACGTAACTTGAGAGAATGATTATGGCTTCGGAGAATGGTTTTCTTTCGGTGGCTGACTACCTTATCAACAAGGTAAGGTTCGGTATACCCCGTGCGGCTCTGCTGTCTATCTTAGTGGACAGGGAGCTGGACGGCGGTATGGAATATCTTTCCTGCGAAAAGGATAAGGTTCGGCTGGCTTATGCCGACATGCTGAAATGGTATGTCCTTGGTGCGAGCAAGGTGAACAATACCTCTGATGCCGACAATAACTGGAGTCATACGGAGGGAGGATATGAACTGTCCTCGGCGGACATCGCTGCCTTGAAGGCGGAGGCTAACGCCATCTACGAGGAGCTGGACAAGAGTTCGGTGTTCAAGCACAAATCGACCTTCCGTATGACTTCTCACGGCGTGAAGCGTGCGTCCCGTGACGGATGCGGGATGCCCGTTCCTCACATAATCAGATAACGCAGCATCATGGAGACAGGAATCATCAACAACCCACGCTATCCTCACAGGGTCACGATAGTGAGGCTTGTGCCTGGGAAGGGCGACGAGGACAATCCGTTCGCTGACGACGACGCTCCCGTGAACGACGAGGAAGTGGTGCTCTACGACGGTAAAGGCAGGAGCTTTACGGACACAACGACGACCGGTGACAAGAACGTGGACGAGAACAAGAGAAAGGCTTCGATACCAATGAGGTTCGACGACTGGAAGGCGGGTGGCTTTCCTCTTGACGGCGACACGATAAGAGTGAGGGTCGGGAACCATACCGAGGAAGGCATGGTGAAGGACTGCGAGGGAGATAATAACAGGACCGTGGTGTACTGGAGTCTGAGGAGGGTGTGAAAGGGCAGTCTTGTGATAGGCGGCTCTAGCGGGGCTAGCAGGACTAGGGGCTGGCGCCGTTTGTAGGAAGAAGAAAGGAGGAGGATTGTATGGCTGAATTGAAGTTTGGTTATGGGCGAGTTGTCCACCAGAATTATTCCGACCAGTTGTTTAGGCGTTTGTTCCGAGATGTCAAGCAGTATACCGTGGAGACTATGCTTGAGAATATGGAAAAGATGGCTTACGAGATACTTAGGACGGCTTATGCCGAGAAGGAATTTATCTCTGTTACGGGAAACCTTATAAACTCGTTCGCTGTTGGTATCTACTACAAGGGAGAGCTGAAAAGAGTGGTTGGCGCTGCGGATATGGGCATAGACCCTCCAGTCAGAGTGTCGCTCAGTCCCGGAGAAAAACTGCCTGTGACGCGATGGTGGGACGCTGTGGAGCCATACGAGAGTAGCAAGGGCAAGATCGGGGCGTTCAAAGGAGAAATCGGTCCGGGACACGTTGACGGAAGAAAGGCGGCTATCAGGAAGCTACAGTCCACGAGACCTTGGAAGAGAGATACCTACGCCTTGATAGTTGTTGCCCCGATGGTGTATGCGGATTATGTGCAGTACAAACAAGGGCATGACGTACTGACCGCTGTAAAAGAAGTGATGCCTCAGATAGAAAAAATTTGTTACGTATGATAAGCATAAAGACGCTGTACTATGATGTCGGTAATGCCGTTAAGGGTGTTTGCGACAGGGTTTATGCCCATGACCGTCCTAAGGCTGTGAGTGACAGGCCAGACAGCTATATCGTGGTGGTATTTCCTTCTGTGATTCTTAACAATGAGATGAACAGTGAGGGGACGTTCAATGACTATACCACTACGGCTCAGATAGAGATATATGTGAGGAATAAGGTGTCGGCAAAGAATCCAGGGGCGTTTGACGTGTCTGCGGTGTCCGAGAAGGTCAGTGCGGTAATGAAAAAGTTTCCGATCTCGACGGACAACATCATCGTAACGAAACCGCGCGTTACCCTGCAAACGGACGACGGTGACGGTTTTTCGGTGACGATAGTGCAGGGACAGCTGAGAACGAGGTGAGAAGCTTATGATAGGCAGCTCTAGCGGCTATAGCGGGGCTAGAGGCTGGCGCCATCACTGAACCTTGCTGGGCTGAATAATATGAGAATGAATGTTTTTGGGATAATTTACTATTTAAAAAAAATTAAGGATTATGGCAATGAAGAAAATTCTTGAGCTTAAAGACCGATTTGTAGGTCCTAAGTCTATCTTGTTCTCAAAGAGTCTGATAGACCTGTCGAAGGGGACAATCGAGTTTACCCCGGAGTTGGAGCTTCCCGTGGAGGTGGACTCACTGAAGGCAACGATGGAAGACCCGACTGTCAATCACTATAAGGTAATCGGTCTTGGCGGCGATTGGGCGACCACCGCAGAGCTTGGTGACTTTAACGTAGAGTTGGTTGTTCCTTCCAAAGCCAAGGACTTGCTCTCTGCAATGTTCGGCGAGGACGCTGTCAGCGAAATCACCAAGTTTACCATCAAGGGTTCTGGCGATGCAGCTCTTGACGTTACAACGGGTTATACCGGTACTGCATTGGAGGCAAAGAAGTTTAAGATGACCGGTACTATCTGTATCGTAGACGAGACAAAGGAGAACCTGATGGTCATCACAAACCTCTCGCTCTATGCAACTATGCAGTGGGATGAGACAGGAACCAAGCCTGTTGCATTCAAGTTCAGTGGTTCTGTTGAGGGCGCTGGTTTGAAGAGCGTTGCTTGGCTTACAAAGGCACCTGCGGCAGCGTAGGAAGGGCTAAGGACAGGAATGGGGGCGAGGAGCAGTGGGCTGAAAGTGGCTGCTGCTCCTCGCTTTTTTTTTGGGGGGGCTGGCGCCGTTATGAGGAGAGTGAGAAGGATTGTTTTTTAGAATAGGATAATGTAAGGATGTTATGGCAGACGGAAATATTGGTAGTTTGTGGTTGAGTCTTGGGATTAGGGACGAGATGAGCAAGGCCATCGAGAAGATAACCAAGGGTATGAGGGGCGTGGACGAGGCTACGCAAAAAGCTAAGCGGGAGGGAGAGAGTCTTGTCAAGGCGCTTGAAGGCATCAACGGGAATAACTTTGCGAGGGTATTCAGAGAGGCGAATGCGTATATTGCCAAGAACTCAAAGGAGATATCCGGCATAGCCAAGATACTCAAAAATCTTGGAGACAGCAACGCGTTTACGGGGACGCTATTAAAAGCCAAAGGACTCGAAGAAACTGCGGCGGCTCTCAGAAAGGCTAATGCAGAACTGGCGGTTCTCGCGAAAACAGAAGGCAAGGAGGCGGATGTCTCACAATGGCGAACGAAGATATCGAATGCCCTTGACTATATAAAGCTGCTTCAGGACATCATCGGTCAGGAAAAGAAGCTTGACAATACCAAGGCGCTTAACCCGAACGTGGACACGAAGAGTCTGGACAACGCCAAGAAGTCGCTGGAAGGGTTTAGGGCGGAGATGACACGTCTTCTCCAAAGCGGTGGCGTGGATGACAGCAACGTACTTGGCAGCTTCAAGAAGCTGCTTGATGTGGCGAAGAAGGATGTGCAGGACATCGTGGCTACGTTTAAGAAGGATAATCCGCTTTCGCTGTTCAGCGGTGGTGCAGCGAAGGTGGAGACGGATCTTGCGCGTGTGACGGAGAAGCTGGCGCGACTTCGTGACCTTATGGCGGAAGGAACACGGAAGGGCTTTATGACGGATATGCTTGGCGGCAGCATCACGGAGCTTGACAAGATTATGGCACGCCTTAACGCTGCGAAGCTGAATCCGACAATGCTGACGGACGCATCGCAGATGAGAAACCTTATCTCTGACGTGCTTGTGGAAATGACGAAGGCAACTGTGGCGGAGAGCGCGTATAGGAGAGAGAGGGGTAAGACGGTTGAGGTTGAGAGGGCTGTAAACCAGGAGATATCGAACGAGCATAAGGCAGCGCAGCAGGAAAGGGAGCGCGACTTGCAGGCACTCTCGGACTATACCAAGCGGTATATGGAGCTGCAAGAAGCCAAGAGGAAGGCAGACGATAAGGCAGCAAAGAATGCGAAAGACAAAGCACGCAGACGGTCGGAGGCAGAACAGAGACGCATAGCATCGGACACAGCCAAGATGTCGCGCCTGTATGCTTCGATGGGATTGGGCATTGGCAAGGGCGAGCGTGTGGGTATGCGCGGACTGGAGCTTGGTGTGAATACCGCTGCGCTTGACAAGGCTTTGAGCGAGGCTGCGAAATTCAAGAAGACGATTGAGAACACCGTTGTCTCCATGATGGGCAAAGGAGACAGACCGGCATACGAGTGGTATGCGGCGCAGGTGAACCGTCTGAAGGAAAACCTGACAAACGCCACAGCGGCGCAGAAAGAGCTGAACGCGGCTCAGGAAAAGGCGAACAGAAAAGCGGAAAGTGACGATGCGAAGCGAAGAGCTGACGAGAAGCGCAAGGAGGCACAGGCTGCAAGGGAACTTGCGCAGGCAGAGAAGCAGAGACAGAACCAGCTTGAGGTGACTCGTTCGAGAATACAGTCAATGGAGCGTGCTCTGCACAACTTGCAGGAGAAGCGATTCACCGCCAAGATGCTCGGTATAGACACGAGCGAAGCTAATGCCAAGATAGAGCATTTGAAGACCCAGCTAATCGGATTGAGGAACATCCAGTTAGGTCTGAGTATGGGCGACACGAGCTTCCTTGGACGTGTCGGCAATCTCGGCAATGGACGTGAGGTGCAGGCTGCGAACCAGTTGGCTGGCACTTACAGCAGACTGATTGGTGAGGTGGAGAAGACGAACCGCGAGAAGGAGAAGAGCATTGAGCTGGAGCGGGCACACCAGCAGGAGGTGGCGCGGACAGCTACTAAGGTGAGGGGTGACTTGGCCAAGGCTTTTGAGCAAGCCAAGAACCATTCTTTAGGGATGAACTCTACGTTGCAGGATCTGAAGTCGCTGTTCTTGCAGGGCGGTCTGGTTTATGGCGCTCAGCAGTTTGCGATGAGTATAATCCAGGCTGGTGGTGAGATTGAGAAGCAGCACATTGCGCTCCAAAGTATCATCGGTGACGTACAGAATGCCAATGTGCTTTTCAATCAGACGAAAGAGCTGGCACTGAACTCTCCGTTCACCTTCTCCGAGCTGAACAAAGACGTGAAGCAGTTGGCCGCATACGGTGTGGAGTATGACGAGCTTTACGATACCACAAAACGACTGGCGGATATGGCCTCAGGATTGGGCGTGAGCTTCGAGCGCATAGCATTGGCGTTCGGTCAGGTGCGTTCGCGTGGATGGCTTGACGGCAAGGAGTTGAGGCAGATATCGTATGCGGGCATTCCTATTCTTCAGAAGTTGAGCGAATACTACACCAAGAAGGAAGGTCAGAAGGTCAGCACGAGTGAGGTGAAGAGCCGTATCTCGAACCGCGGTGTGGACTTCGAGGATGTGAAGAACGTGTTCTGGGAGATGACCGATGCGGGCGGTCAGTTCTACAACATGCAGCAGGTGCTCAGTGAGACTCTACTTGGCCGTTATAACAAGCTGAAGGACGCATGGGAAATCATGCTGTCTGAGTTTGCGAGCGGCAACAACCTTGTGGGCAGCTTCTTCAAGACCGCCCTTGACGGCGCAACCGCCCTCGTGCAGGCGCTTCACACCCTTGCCCTGCCGGTCGGTGCTGTCGTAGCAGGCTACGCCATGCGTAGGGCGCTGATGGGCAATACCGCCTCGAGCTTACTCTCCACCAAGGGTGGACTGGCCAAGAGCGCGATGGAGAAACAGCTTCGAGGCGAGAATCTGACACAGATAGAACGTAACATTCTGTCTACCAAGAACAAGATAACGGGAGCAGACCTCCGTAGTCTGATGATGTCAAAGCAGCTCAACCAGTCGGAGCTGGCGCGTCTGCGCATTGCAGGCAAGATAACACAGCAGCAATATCTGACCTATTCGGCTCTTCTGAAGCAGCAGACGGGCATGAACACATTCGGCATGAGAACCAGACGTCTGCTTGTCCAGTTGAGGATGATGATGGCCGGCATGTTGGCTAATCCTATGGGCGCGATGAGGAACATGTGGGGCAGTTTTACGACCTCCGCATTGGCGTCATTCCGAGTGATAGGAATGGGTGCAAAGGCATTGGGTGCTTCCCTGTGGTCCGCGATAGGCGGTCTGCCGGGGCTTATCATATCCGGCGTGACATTTGGCATAAGCTACCTTATATCGAAGTCGCAGGATCTGAAGCAGGACATGCAGCAGACTATGGACGAAATGAAGGACCGCATAAAGCAGATTGACGACTTTATGCGCGACAACAACGTGGGCAAGATAGTGCGCGGCGACAACGAGAAGGAAATAGACAATGCCATAGAATCTTACAAGGACAAAATCAGAGAGATAGCCCCTGAAAGCGCCAACGCCTTTGAAATGAAGGCGTCGGAGATAGAAAGCCACAAGGAGCGTCTGAAATACCTTGAGGAGCAGTTGGATCTTCTGAAAGAAGCCAATAAAGTGGCCCAGGAGAAGTCGGAGAATACGGACCTCTATGAGGATCTTCGCGATAAGACCGAGAGTGCCGTAAAAGCAGCCGAAACACTCGTAAAGCGTTCATCCATCTTTGGAAAGGGAGGCGTGGACGAGGCAGAAATGGGTCTTTACGAAGATGCAGAGAAAGAGTTTGACAAGTTTATCGGTCAGCTTGCAGCAAGGTACAAGAAAGAATTTCCGAATATCGTCAACAGTACGCAGGAACAACAGGCGATGCAGACGATGCTGAAGAACTTTCTTGCGCTGAAGGGCGCGAGCGAGGAAGCCACCATGCAGATACGTTCGGCTCTGAACCGTGCGCTTGGCCTGGAGGACAAAGACATGGAACAAGCCTTCGCAAGCAAACTCATGAACATGGTGGACTCTGCCTTCCCCGAGATAGCGGACAGGATTCGCGGACACAAGGAACTGGACGCGGAAAGCAAGCGTAAAGTGGAGAACCTTATGCGAGGTGCCGTCAGCGAGCTTAGCATCGCCTATCCGAAATGGGAGACGGAGCTGCAACGCCTCCTTGCCAACTCGTCATTTGAAGCGAAGATCCTGCTTGTGTATGATACGGGAATGATAGACAACTTCGATCCGTTCACTGGACGCATATATAATAATGTGCTCGGCTCAAATATCACACAATGGAAGGAGAATGCCGAGAAGTTCCAAGAGCTTAAACCTTTGCTGAAGGGAGTAAACGATATGTATACCGCCCGCAATAACGCAAAGACCGAACTGGAGAAGCGTTATAACATATGGAAAGCAGAGGAGGACGCCAAAAAGAAGGGCAAGGGTGACGAGGCGACAAGACTGGCAGTAAAGAAGAAATACGAAGACCTCAGGAAAGCCGCCTACTTAGGACTTGGTTATGAATATGTCCCAGAGGACAAGAAGAGCAACAGAGTGCCTAAGGGTAAGGGTGACAAGGAAGATAAGGTGCTGAAGGCTTGGGAGGAGCGTCTTAATGCGTTTAAGTCTGCCCGTCAGATGTATCAGAAGTATAAGGGGCTTCCCAACTGGGGAGCCAAGAAGGCTGACGATATGGTCAGAGGGCTGTTTCCTGAGGTGGGCGACCTTAGCTTCGACAAGTATCTGGAGAGTCTGGAGAAGTTAGAGAAGGCGCTGAAGCCTACCACCACGGAGAGAAAGAAAGCCATTACCGCGCTGCATAGGGAGAGAAGCGAATGGAAATACTCCGAGATGCTGAAACCCGAGGCAGACCGACTGGCTGCTGACTTTGCGGAGATACTGGAAAGAGGCATCCGCCAGGCAGACCTCCATAAGGCGCTGATGGAGAAGACAGGAGATGAGAACTTCGCCTCACTTGCCTTCAGAGACGGCATGATGTGGGACGACCAGACCCGCGGTATGGCCCAGATGTTCGAGGAAATGACCGGCAGGAAGATAGATGGTCTGCTGGACGCTACCGACGCCACAGCCAAGAAGGCATTGGAGGACAACACCGACGCCTATAACCTGTGGAAGAAGATAACCGACCTCGTCAGAAACAACTATACGGGTTACCTTGAGAAAGCCGCTGACGCCATCAAGGAGACGGCGACTTGGGAGGAGAAGCTGATTGCCGTGGACGCGAAGTGGGACGAGCGCATAAAGCAGGCTGACAGACGCGGTGACACCTCCACCGCCGAGCGTTTCCGTCAGATGCGTGACAAGGAGAAAGGACAGGTAATGGACGCTCAGTTCAAGCAGAGCCAGGACTACCTGAACTTCTTCGGTGCGATAACCGAGATGGGCGAAGTGAAGGCGCGTGAAGTGGCGGCAGAGATACGTCAGTATCTTAACACAGCCCTGAGAGACGGCAGCATCGACGCAAGAGAGTATGCAAAGCAGATACAGCAGATAGACGAGCAGCTGCGCAAACTGAGCGAGCGCAGAAAAGGCTTCTTCAACGGCGGCATCGTCGGCATAGCCGAGCGTAAGACGGAAGAAGGTAACGCGAAAATCTCAATGGGCGCGACCAGCGTGGCGGCTGGCGAGGAGAAGATCCGCGAGGGCAGGATAAAGGGTGACATCGCCCTTGTGGCGGAAGGACTGAAGCTCAAGGTGACCGGTGAGGACCTTATCAGAACCGGCAAGAAGCTGGTAGAAGAGGGTATGACGCTGAAGAAGCGCTTCGAGAACATCGGCAGCGCCCTCGGCGAGATAGCCAATATCGCTAACGGTATCAACGACGCCTTCAACCAAGTCAAGGACATGGCAGACGCCCTCGGCATAGACACCGAGAGTGACGGATGGCAGGACGCACAGGCAGCGATGTCGTCGCTGACCTCTATCACGGGCGGCATCTCGAAAACCTTCAAAGCCGTGAAGAGCGGTGACATCGGCGGCGCAGTGAGCGGTGTGGCAAGCATCATAACTGGCCCGATAACCGCCTTCGCCAAGGCCCATGACGCTAAGAAGGAGCGTCAGATAAAGCTGGCAGAGCGCGAGCTGAAAGCCCTCGAAAACATGCAGACCACCATCAAGAACGCCATCGAGGACAGCTTGGGCGGCATCTACAACTACCGTATGGACGCGAAGACGACGGCGAAGATGAACAAGATAGTCAGCAGCTACGAGAATGGCGAGAAGAGCAACATCATGCGCATCGCCGGCATCAATCCGAGCGCCTACAGCAAGGAGACGTACGAGGCAGCACAGAAGAGCCTCGCTGACCCGACGGATGCCTATCAGGCAGAGCTGACGGGCCTGATGGCACAGCGAGACCAGCTACAGCGTCAGCGTGCCAACGAGGACGCCAAGAAGAAGACTGACAAGGACAAGCTGGCCGACTACGACCAACAGATAGAGGAGATGGAACGCTCTATAAAGAACGCCGCCAAGAACTTCCTCAAGGAGCTGTACGGCGTGGACATGAAGAGCTGGGCAAGCCAACTGACAGACGCCGTGGTGAGCGCCTGGGAAAAGGGCGAGGACGCCATCGACGCCTACAAGAAAAAGGCGAAGGAAATGGTGAAGGACCTCACGAAGAACATCATCTCGCAGAAGATAATGGAGCAAGCCCTTCAGAAGCCCCTCGACTTCCTGACACAGCAGATAGAGAAGAAGGGCAGACTGGACGAGTATGACGTGACACAGCTCGCCTCCGACCTCTACTCAGCCGGTGAGAACAGCGTGGCGAACATCACCGCTGTCCTTGAGGAGCTGAAGCGCAGAGGCTGGGATTTCTCCGAGAGCGGCAGTTCATCGACCACGAACACCATAAAGGGTGTGACGGAAGAGACCGCCGACCTCCTTGCCGCATATCTGAACGCCATCCGCCTGGATGTGAGCGTGAACCGCGAGAATATCAAGGCAATAGCCACGAACGTGTCGCTCCTCCCTGCGATGAGCGAGATACAGAAGAGTCAGCTTGCAGCCATGAACCAACTCGTGACGCTCGCCCAGGTGCGTAACGACCGCATAGACGAGATAGTGACTTGGACCCGCAAGGTAAGCAACGGCTCATCAAAGATTTACGTGAAATAAGAAAGGAAACCACATGAAAGAAAGACAGTTATCCGACAAGATGAAGGCAGAGGCTATGGGACTGGGCCTCTGCCAGCAGTGGACAAACGAATGGGAGGACAACACCTCGAAGGACGAGATGGTGAGGAAGTTCGTGCGCGGTATAGACTTCTGCATAGACCACGACTGGCCCGACGTGAAGACCATAAAGCGTCAGTTCGGCGACGTGATACACAACCACGGCGTATGGGCGGACGAGAACGTCAGCGTGACGAACGCCCCGATGACCATCCTCAACGGAGAATGCGTATGCGACGCGACGTTCGACGGGACGGGCGCGGGCGAGGTGTACGTCCGTCATGGGAGCGTGCTCAGAGTGAAGGCGACCGGCTACGCACGGGTGTTCGTGACGCTGAGGGATGCGGGAGAGGTGTATGCCGAGACGGAAGGTCACGCCAAGGTGTTCGTATACAGATACGGCGGTGAGGTGAGGCTGGCGGCAGGCGACGTGACGGTACGTGAGAAGAAGAAAGAATAAAAAAATATCGGATATTGCATAAATATTCACATCATAGTGTATATTTATGCAATATTTTTACTAATTTTGGGACTAAAATAGAGCAGTATGCAATATTATAAAGTGTTGATGCAAAGAGAGACGGCAGGAGCTGCCGTAACGGACACCATTTCGGCGTTCGGCATGTACTGCATGGACATTCCCTTCACGATGGCGGCCAAGGCAAAAGAGCCTTCGAAGCGCGAATGGAAGGACGAGGACGGCGACGACGAATACATACCCGCCGAAGGTCTGAAGATGAGCGCCTATGAGATGAGCGTGAAGTTCGGCATGAAGGGTGACAAGGACACGGCGAACAAGAACCTGAAAGCCTTCCTCGACTATCTGCGCGGCGGCACGATGAAGCTGTATTGCGACTACACAAAGATAGGCAGGCAGAACGTGCGCTTCGTGAGCATCGGCGAAGACGCTACGCTTGTAAGAGACGCCAACGGCGACTTGCTGATAATAAAGATAACATTCAAGGTGAACGATCCTGTCACCGACATAACCCTTACGATATGAAAGAGCGTATACGAGTGTACCATAAAGACGGAAGTCTTCTGAACGACATGGAAGGCAATGCCGTGGAGCTTAGCGCCGTGGAGATGACGGACGGCTGGATGGAGGACTGCTTCGTGCAGACCACCATCGAAAGCGCGTACCCCATAAACTTCTCCATCGGCGACTACATTGTATACCGTGGCGAGCGCTATGAGCTGAACTACGACCCCGGCAAGGCGAAGACAGCAAGAGCAGGCAGTGACAGAGGCGCTTTCAGATACGAGAACGTGAAGCTGAACGCCTTGCAGGACGAGCTTGTGAGAGCGCAGTTTCTGGACGTGGTATTGGGAATGGAGAACACGGAAGAGCAGACGATACCCTACACAGCCCTTCCAAAATTCGGCTTCTACGTGCAGACCGTGGACGACCTCCTGGACCGCATACAGGCGAACATGGACGAGCAGATGGGCGCAGGACTCTGGGCGCTGTACTCACGAAACAAGGAGCGCAGTCTGCAACGAGGCTGTGACGGAACCGTATGGGAGGAGATGTATGGCAAGGGCACTACTGAGACCATCATAGACTCCGCCGCTCTGACCATCGACAACCAGAACTGCTGGAACGCCCTCGCGTTAGTGAACTCGAAATGGGACATCAACTTCGTGGTGAGAGGACGCAACGTCTTCGTGGACACGACGGGGCTGGAGGTTCCGTACGAATTTGTCTACGGCAAGCGCAGGGGTCTGTACGAGATAACACAGACCGCTGATGACAGCCAAGCCGTGACCACCCGTCTGCGTGCCTACGGAAGTGAGAAGAACCTTCCGACACACTATTATGCCAATCTGTGCGTGGACGTGTTCGGAGAAACATCGAAGATAAGTCATCTTGCCTCCTCGACGAACACCGTCCTGCATGTGACCATCCCGAGCCTTAGCTGGGCAGCAGCGGGCAGCTACTTCACGTCAGTGAGAGACGGATCGGCAGCGGAGAGCAGAGAATATAACGTGACGGTAAAGGCGGGCGACGTTGAAGGCAGAGGCTATGCCGTGTCGTCAGCACGAAAGGAGGGTGAGGGGACAGTCACGATAATCCTGAACTCGTCAAACGACGAGTATGGAATGACGATGAATGACGTGGAGGACTTCTACACCGCAGTGATGAAAGAAAGAAAGGTGTACTTCCTTCAAGGCGTGAACAAGCAGAGCTTCCCCTCGAAGAACATGATAGCCAATACGGACCAGATGCCGTCCCACATGGCAGTGACAAGGCTGATGCTGCCGGGATTTCCAAAGATGTCCGTAAAGGAATGGTGGGACACGCAGGCTACCGAGGAAGAGAAGGCTTGGATAAACCCGAGCGGCAAGGAGCACCTTCTTTCAGAACTGAAGAACCGTCCCTACGTGGACTCGGTGAACATCAAGGAGCTTGGCGTGAGAAACGGCAGCGTGATGTTCGATACGGAGAACAAGAAGGAAGGCATCATCGAGATATATCCGACCATCGAAGAGATGACGGTGGACGGACAGCGCATAGACGAACTGAACAGCGGTTCTGCCATCAAAGACAACGGCATCTTCAAGGACGGACAGACCGTGCCTCCCTTCTCGGTGACGCTTTCCCCGAAGGTGAACTTCGACATAAACATGCTGAAGAAGGAGGACTTCACAATCAGCATGAAGGACGGCAAGTGTGGCGGCAGAGAGTTTAAGGTGAACGGATCAGTGAAGGAGAACGGCGTGTGGAAGCTGACCCTTGACCGTGTGAAAGACGATGCCTTAGAGCTGTACTTCCCGAACAAGGACTTTCAGATGGAGAGCGGAGACCACTTCGTGCTGACCGGCATAGAGATGCCCGACTCTTACGTGGAAGCTGCGTCGGCAAAACTTCTGAAATACGCCCTCGCATGGCTGGACAAGAACGACTATACGCGATACGTGTTCGAGCCGAAGGTGGACGAGATATTCATGGCGTATCAGCATGACAAGGCGAAGGCAGACACCACCGGCAAGACGGCGAGCCTTTACGAAACCCTCAAGGCAGGCAGTCTGCTGCACTTCAGCGACACAGACCTGAAGATAGACAAGAGCGGCGTCATAGAGAGACTCATCATCCGTGAGGAGCTTGGCAGCATCCCCACTTACGATGTGACCATCAAGGAAGACAAGGACGTGGGAACGCTGCAAAAGATGCAGGACGCCATAGACACGGTCACGATGAGCGTGAAGTCGGGTCTCTCGTCGGCGCAGATAGAAGGTCTGATACGCAGCAGGGGAGCGAAATACTTCCTCTCAAAGACAGATCCCGACACAGCGCAGGACGTTATCCGCTTCCTTCGCGGTCTTACCGTTGGAAGGACTGGGGACGGATATGGCGTGACGGGCGAAGGGGCTGCTACGCTGAGCAGCTGTGTGGTGGAGAGCGTGCGCAACGCTGAGGCTACTGACGAGGACCGAACCATCGTGGGCGGCAAGGGCTTTGACCTCTATATGGGCAAGGACGGCAAGAGCCACCTCTACATTGACTACCTGACGACACGCACGAAGTTCTTCGCAGCAAGCGCTGAGGTAAGAAAGGTGAGCTATTCGGGCGGTACTACGCTCTTCTCAAACGCTGGCAGCACAATAATGAAGGTGGCTCACGTACTGGATGATGCAGGAGTGACTGTCGGCTACAAATGCTATGCTGCTGCTGATGACGGCACAACACGGACGGCAAACTGGTGGCATGTGGGCATGATGGCGCTGTGCCAGACCTTTAATGTGAAGGCTGGTGAGACGGAGAACCTTCAGAACCGCTACTACTGGCGCCTTGTGGTGGGCACGGGACAGGAGACGTTAGAGGACGGCAAGCTGTATGACTACGTGATACTGTCAAACAAGAGGGCGTTCATGGGCAGCGAGGCTTGCGTGCCGGTGACATCGCAAAGGGTGATAGGCGCTGACGGCAAGGCGTTAGTGTTCGGCGACGTGATGATACAGGTGACCACAACGGGCGAGAAGCAGAGCTTGGCGGCGGTGTTCGAGGAGCAGGAGGGCAAGACTACTGACGACGGCAACAACACCATAGCAAACCGCATGTTCTTCGGCTACGAGCCATCCGCGGACGGTGGGGAGCCTGACGTGCCACAGCCCTACGACGTGATAGTACAGGCAGGAGACCAGATACAGTGGAACCGCTTCGGCAACCTCATCAAGCTAACGACATCTACGGAGGACGGAAGCGACAACGGAAACGCGCCCGCTATTGCGATGTATCATGCGATGGGTGCGCCTTACAAGGCGGGAGACACGGTGAATCCGTATCAGTGGAAGACGCTGACTTCCTTAGATTCCCCTCTCCTTGTGCTCAAGAATGCCAAGAACTTCAAGTTCTTCACCGATGACAACCCTGACAATATCATCGACCCTGTGACGGTGACTTACGACCTTGTACCATCCTCGGAATATATCATCCGCAAGCCGAACTCGCAGACGGCGACACCGAACGACGTGACCTTCACGCTGACAAAGCGCACGGGCAACGTGTCGGAAACGATGAAGGACGGATATTTGCTGACGGCAGACTACACTACCACGGACGGCGAAAGCAAGAGCGGCGTGGCGATAAACCGCCTGTCTGACATCGGCGTGAGCTTCTACCTCCTCGCTTCGGTGACGGTACGGGCAACTGTCAAGGCGGACCACACCACCGTGGCTCTGACACTTCCGATCCTCTCTGACGGCGCGAAGGGCGACACGGGCACAAGCTTCAAGGTGCTCGGCTACGCTCTTGCCCATGCCAAGACATACGCGGAGCTACAGCAGATAACGCCCACCGAGAACGGCCTTTATCTCGTTGACGATACTACGGGCATGGAAGGTGGCAGCAAGCGTCCCTGTGTGGTGCAGTGGAAGAACGGAAAATATATCGTGTGTGACTCAAACGACGGCGACTCATACAAGATAGGCGAAATACTCTGGACGAATACGGGCACGTACTGGCTGGACATAGGCAGCGTGAAGGGCGAGGGTGTGGTGATATCGGACATGAGCGTGACGTACGCCATATCTGACAGCGCTACGGTGACACCTACGGAATGGCAGTCGGCCATCATCGCCGCCACCGACGCGAAGCCCTATCTCTGGACGAGGACAACGGTGACCTACAAGGATTCGGAGGGAGAGCATACGACGGTGTCATACGCCATAGCCTACAAGGGCAAGGACGGCGACAAGGGAGACCCCGGAGCAAACGGCAAGGACGCGGTGGAGTTTATTCTAAAGAATGCGCCTCTTGTGTTTGACACAGACGAGAACGGCGTGGTATCGGCAAGTGTAAGCAAGACCGCCACCATACAAGTGATGCGTTCCGGTAAGAACATCACATCGGAGGTGAGCAATCTCTTCCCGAGCAACAGCAACATGGGCTGCGGAAAACCGACGCTGACAAAGCGGACTGACGGCATAGACGTGACGATATCGGGAGCTTCGATAAACAAAGACAGCAAGCTCGGTGTGAGTGTGACGAGCGGATACGTAATCGTGTATATGGCAATCGGAAGTACGCTATACTCTCAGCAGATACCCTTTTTGGTGAACTTGGCAAAGTTTACGGGGACGATATCGGCTGACAACAAGAAGCTGCGGACGGATTATACGGAGCTGACGAACCGTGTAGGAGCAGTGGAGACGGACGTAAACGGAATCCCTATCAAGACGCAGGAAAAGCTGACGAAATACACCTCGACCATTGAGCAGACGGCCCGTGAAATATCGCTGAAGGTGACGGAGGAGACCGTGAACATGGCACGTAACTGCATCGTCGGCTCGGCGCTGAGGGAATATGACGAAATAACGCCAATCAACGGTACGAAGAACGTGACGATAATGACGCAGGGCGTGGGTGGCACTAACTATGCCCAATGCTACTGTATCGGAGCCACTGCAAACTCTTGGACGGGCCTGTACTTCAAGGACGTGCGCGTGAAGCCGCAGACAAAATACATATTCAGCGTATGGATGAGAATGACGGCAAAGCCCGACAATGGCAGCTACGTGGCTATAAAGACATACAACACCTCCGTGACTGGCACGGAGGTGGCACGCATCCCGTTCCCTGACAGTCAGACACTGAACGTTTGGGCATTGTACAAGGTGGCGGTGAGCGTTCCGGCAGCATGTAACCGCCTTCTGATAGAGACAGGCGTGAGAAAGAACGGAGCGATAGACCTGTGTCGTCCGATGCTGGAAGAAGGCGATACGTACCAAGGCTGGAGCCTCTCGCCTTACGACGTAACCATAGACGATGCAGTGGTGGCGACAGGCTTAGACATCAAGAACGGCATCATCAAGGCAACGGCTGATAAATTCGAGATAAGAAACAACAACGGCGAACAGACGGCTACCGTGAACGAGAAGGGACGCTTGGAGGTAAAGAGCGGTTTGTTTTCGGGTTTTATAGTGAAGAAGATGACGACACTCACTCCTGATAACATTTCCGAATATCTTAAAAGCTCACAGAGCAATGGCTATTTAGACATAGACTTTTCGACGGCTGGCTCATACGTGTGCTTTACGGGCGCGATGAAGGCGAAATTTGGAGACAATTATCCTTCACCTGTACTTCCTTACTACAATATAGGCAGTATAAGTGCATCACTCGGCGTAACGGCGGAAGAAGCAATATCCTACATAGGACAAATCGTGATAATAGCGAACAAGAGCGATACGACGGTAAACGTTGTTTGCGGAGGAACTATCAAGGGTGGCGGCACACAGTCGCAGTGGATAGAAACGGGCTACATGGCTGTGTTGACTTGCGAGTTCGAGTACACATCGGTAAAGAACTATAAAATAGTATGGAATGGATATTGTGTGAAAATATAAAATATTAAGATATGAAAAAGATACGTATAGGCAATGACATTAACTTCCGATGGACTGTCAAACGTGGCGGAGAGGCAGAAAGCTTTGAGGGGAAAACTGTCAAGGTTCTACTGCGTAATACGTATGGTCGTCATTGTGATATTGACTGGCATACAGAACCAGGCGGTATCATCGCTGGCACGTGCTACGGCTCTACGCAGCATTACCTTGGAGCTTACACCCTCACATTAGTTGAGAACGACGGCGAACGAGGCATGAACACTGTAGATAAAATTGACGTATGGCAGCTTGTGGCACAGCAGGATAGTTCTGTTATGGAGACTAAAAATGATTGTGTCGGTTCGCAAGTAGAAACCGTCACGGCTCTCATAGAGTCGGAAATAGGTCTTGGTGGAGCAGCGCAAGTGACAATAGATGTGGAATTAAACGAAGAGTCATACAACGCCATCGCCAATGCGTCTGTAACAAAGGCTTTCAAGGAAGTGCGTAAAGATGTTGATTCTTTGAATTTGGAAATGAAGGAACTGAAACCACGTGTTGAGACGTTGGAAGAAGTTAAAACAGAAGCAATAGACCTAAAGGGCATTGATGATGCCTTTAACGATAGCATATAGCATTACAATGAGATTTTTTACAATCTATATATCAATGTTTTATTAATTAATTTTTTTAAGAATTATGGCAAAGTATTTAGACGAGAAAGGTCTGTCAAGACTCGTTGTGAAGACCAAAGAGTATGCGGATCATTCTTCCGCAGCAGTGAAGACAGCTGTAGATGGCTATACCATCAACGGCAAAAAGATTTCCACTAACCCAGTGATTGCAAAGGCTGATGTGGGCTTGGCTAACGTGGACAACGTTAAGCAGATACCTGCATCGGAGAAGGGTAAGGCGAACGGCGTGGCAACTCTCGGCACTGACAGCAAACTTACAGCGGCACAGATGCCGGCAATGAAGACAATTAACGGTGAGAGCGTCGTGGGTTCTGGTAACATCAAAATAGACCTGTCACTCTACAAGGTTGTTACTGACTTTCCTACATCAAACATTGATGCCACGAAGATTTACTTGAAGCTTGCTTCAAGCACAGCTGAAAAGAATGTCTATGCGGAGTATATTTATACTGGTGACACAACGGCAGCATACGACGCATCAAAGTGGGAAAAATTGGGTGAGGCGCAGACATCAATTATCGTGGATGCAGCATTCTCTACATCATCGACCAATCCGGTGCAGAACAAGGTTGTCACAGCTAAGATAAATACAATTCAGGACAATCTTACCGCCCACACCACCAACAACAAGAATCCGCACGGAGTCACCAAAGTTCAGGTAGGTCTTGGCAACGTAACAAACGAGGCGCAGATACCCTTAAGCCAGAAGGGTGCAAATAACGGTGTAGCTGCTCTTGACGGTGACGGGCACGTCAAGGACAGCCACCTGTGGGATGCTTCGGAAGGTTTCCACGGTCTCATTTCAGCAGACGACTGGAAGAGACTTGATGATGTGTACGGTGTGTACGACAGCAAAACCATGATGGTCAAAGAGGGTGCTATCCCCACATCCGCATACGGCGTAGTTGAGTTCGGCGGAATGACATCTGGAGAAAACGTCACCATGTCAGGTTCTACAACACAAGGAAAGATAATGTTCAACACAACCAAGAAGTGTTTTGTTGAGGTTGTCGGCTCGACACAGTACGGTGCGCTTAGTGGCGGAAACATGTATGGCACTCTTTCCGGCGGACTGATCAAGCCTACAGCAGGAAAGATTTACTCAATGGGCACAAGCCTGTATATGCTTGACGCTACGTCAGGCGGTCTTGTCCTTATCAACGGCAGGATAGACGAGACCTACATCGAATCATTGTTCTAATTTTTAATTCATCGCTACGCTCACCTTATTGGTGGGCGTGGCTCAATTTTCTACTATGGCATATCTTGACGATAAAGGACTCTCCCACCTTGTGACGAAGCTTAAGACAATGCTTTCGTCCTATTTCAACAAGGTAGAGACAATAGGTAGCGGAAACGCCATCACTGATGTCACGATAGATGGCAACAAGCTAACCTTTAAGCGCAATACGACATTTGCAACAACCAACAATAACATAACGGTTGACTCGGCTCTCAGCAGTACATCCACCAACCCGGTGCAGAACAAGGTTGTCTATACGGCTCTCAACGGCAAGGCTTCGACAACACACAGCCACAACATCACATCCCTTAACAACGTAAGCGTCACATTGAAGAATGTCACGACGGGAGGTTGGGAAGTTATCGGTTCGGACTATAGCACGGGCACATGGCTGAGGGTCATCAAAGGTGCCAATAACGCTCCCGCATGGTACGCCCCAAAATACGCAAGCGGTCTTGCTTTCGGCGTAGGCGACATCAAGGGTGTGCTATCATTGTCGAACTCTCTGACAAAGGTCTGCTTCGCCTCCGGAGGCATTGCGCAAGGGACTCCAGGCTGGTATTTTACATTGACAGGAACAACCGAGAAAGAGTATAGTCTTGACAACATACCGAAAAGCAAAATGGCAGCGCAAGCAGAATTGTCTTCCTCAGCATCATTAACAACCGTAATAAACAAAGTAAACGCTATTATAAAAGCATTGAAGACGGCAGGAATAATGAACTCTTAAAAAGGGATTTGGCAATGAACGATGAGCCTCAATGAGCCTTTCTAAGCCTATCTGTGCCGCTGCTTAATGGGCGCAAATAAGAAACAATAACTGACAAATAACAAATAAGAAGATGACACCTAAGGAATTTTGTAAATGGATGGCTCCTGCGGCTTATAATGCGGACATTTCGCCCGTGTTTATCATTGCTCAGGCGGCACTGGAGAGCGGATGGGGCAAGAGCACCATCGGCAAGTATAATGTATTTGGTATAACGAGAGGCGGGTGGCCTGTGGAGAAATGCCTGCTTGTCACAACGCATGAGTATTTCAGGACTAAGACGGTGAGGTTCACGGCGCCGGAGAAGGTGGTGAAGATTGAGTATGTGGCTGGCAAGGGTCTGTATAAGTATACTTGCAAGCGGCTGTTCCGAAACTACGCCACTCTTGGCGAGGCGCTGAGAGACCATGCGGCTGTGCTGAAGCATTCATGGCCGGAAGCTTGGGCGTACCGTATGAGTCCTGAGAACTACGTGAAGAAGATACAGGAGGGGCGGAAAAAGTATGCGACGGCTCCGAACTACGTGGAGACTATGGAGAGGATGTTCGGGACGGTGAGAAAGGCTATGAAGGAGGCTGGACTGAGCTGCTAAGCTTCTTGGCTTTTAGGAAGGATTATTCTTTTGTTTGGGATTTTTTGTTAATGTAAAAAAGATTGATTGGATGGTTAATAACTTGACTACAAGTACGGGTAAGGCCGTCGTTTTGGGGACAATGGGAGGGGAGGCGCTGTCTGCGCTCTTCGATTTGAGATGGATGTTGGTGCTGATAGTGGTGCTGATAGTGGCGGACTTCTGGTTCGGCGTGAGCGAGAGTCTGCATAAACATGAGCATTTCCGCTTTTCGAGAGCGGGCAGAAGAACGTGTAACAAGGCGGTGGACTATATCACGTATCTGATATTAGGTTCGGTGCTCGGTCTGGCTATCTTCGAGCCGTTGGGATGGACGAATCATGTGGTGACGGCGGCGGTAGGACTTGGCTTTGGGTGTGTATGGGAGGTGGACTCTATCGTCGGGCATGTGTGTGAGCTGCACGGCGTGAAGAACAGGTTCTCGATAAAGCGCTTCATTATAGCATTGATGAAGAAGAAAGACGAGGACATCGGCGAGGCTGTGGAGGAGGCGATGAAAAAAGAGTGAAGGAAGATAAAGTTTTTAAGGAGAAACGGTTATGATGGACGAATTATATAGTAAATTTGTAGGAGCACTGTGGGGGATGCTGCTCTGCCTGATGGTCAGTATGCTGGCCGGCTGCGGCGCGAAGAAGCCCGCGGTGCTGACAAGAACGGACAGCGTGAGGGTGACGAAGGTGGCGAAGGACACTGTGTACTGGAACCGCATAGTGCTGAGATACGTGGAGAGGGCGAAGACGGACAAGACCGTGAACAGGGACTCGACGGCTACGACCGTGGACGAAGACGGAAACGTAAAGAAGACGGAGGCTTGGCACTGGAGGGACAGGTACGTGGAGAACTCGCTGAACACGCTAATGAAGGACAGCTTGGAGACGTACAAGGCGATGGTGGACTCGATGGCGAACATTGGCAGAAAAAACAATGACGTGCCTGTGCCGGTGGAGAGAAAGCTGAGCTGGTGGGAGAGAAACATAGAAAAGCCCATCGCGTCCTGCATCGTTGTCATAATAATAGGCGCTGTGGTTCTGCTGACTCTCAGATATGCGAGAGGAAGGCTGAAGAACGGCGGGAAGAAAGAATAAAAAAGAAATTGTTTGGATTATTAGATATGGTTAATGGCTTTAGTTATTAGTTTTTTAATTTAAGGTTAATAGATTTGTTTCAGGTAAGCCTTGCCCGTCCGTAGAGGATAGGTAAGGCTTTAATTTCCAAATTGTAATAATAAACCTTTTTTACATAACACTTTGCCACTTAAATCAAGTATGTATTAACTATTTGAAAAATTAACAGTTAAATTAACTGCATTCTGATAATTTTTGCTATATTTGCACAATATCAGATTTTAGACTAAACGATTATGACAGAAGAAAAGAAAAAGGCACTCCTTTCTGTTTTAGACGGAATGGACGTGAGCGAGGTTATCTCGCTGTTAATAATGAGTGGTAACAGCTATTCAAGAAGATTGTTGAAATTCATCAAGTGGATAACTAAATGGCTACCTATATGTATAATGGTGTGGCATAGTTTTGCCATGTTGGATTTCTCAAAGAATCCGAGAGAAATGTTTATCGTGCATTCCGAACACTGGCCAAGCTACGCATTTATATATGTGTTACTGTATGTATTACCACTTGTGCTCATACTGTTCAGTAGATTCTTCTGGCTGTGTTGGGTATACAGGATTCCGTTCTTTTATTACTTCGGTGTAAATGCTATACATCTCACTTATTGGTCTTGGTATACCACTAAAGAAATGGTAATGTCATGTATGTCTGTAATAGTAATGACAGGAGTATTTTACTTGTACTGGGTAATAGATTGGTTATTAACAAGAACAAGAATAGGTAAAAGGATTTTCTTCTAAAGCAAAATGGCTATGAAAAGAAAAGTATTCAACTATTACACCTTGGCTCTCATTCTGAAATCTCTGTATGAGAGCTGTATGAAGGCATGGGAACAACAGAAGAATGGAGAAAAGGTAACAGCTTGTGGAATGTCAGATGAAGATATAGAAGAATTATGCGAAGACTATCTTCCGAATCTGATGAATCCTATGATGTCTAAAGAAGAAGTACAACGTAAGCTTGGTGTCAGTGAAGCTACACTCAACAGAATGGTAAAAAGAGGTGATATTCCAAACGGACAGCAAGACGTAGGAGGTCATGTTAGATGGTGGAAAAAATGGGATATACTACCATTCATAAGGAAAAAGCATAAGAAATGATAGTATATGTTATCAACGTAAACAACTGAATTTCAGAGAATAATAAAAAATGTGAGCGTGTTATGGCTTTATTGGTCGTAACACGCTAATTTTGTGCCTGTAACGTTACAGAATAGTGTTAGTTAATATTGAGGATTTAAAAAGATTGTATTATGGAGATGACAGATGCAAAAGTAGTAGAGAAGAAAATCTACGAAGAGGGAAAGAAGCACGATGATTATGCTTCTAAGGCAACAGGTAATGCTGGTCTTACCCTTGGTATCATCGGCACGGCACTCGGTGCTGGCGCTTGGTTGCTTGGCGGTAACAACCGCAGCGTGTTTGGTTCTCTCGGTGGCAGCAACATGCCTGAGAACGTGAACATCAACGCCTATGGGGCTAACGCAAGCTCAAATCAGCCAACCGCCTTGCAGGTAATGGAGAAGGAATGCGCTGATGAGGTGAAGCTGCTTACCGACATGTTCGGTTTGAAGCTCGACACCGCTAACAAGTTCTACGCTATGCGTGAGACTGACATCGCAGAGAAGTTCTCTATGTACAAGGGTGCTAACGATGCTATCAACGCTGAGAACCGCCGTGCAATGCAGGCTGAGTTTGGTCTTTACAAGTCTCAGATTGATGCGGACTTCGGTCTGTACAAGAATCAGAGAGACCAGTATGACGCACTACAGGCTAAGTATAGTGACCTCGACAAGAAGGTAGCCGTGATGGAGGCTCTTACTCCTTACAAGGAGAAGCTGATGATGGCTTACGTTAACGAGAAGTGTTGCCGCAAGATAGATGGTCAGCTTGTGCTCCCTTCTACGCCAGTAGTTACTGGTTACGGCAGCTATTGCTGTAACGGTACTGCTCCTTCCACTCCCACTACAGGAGCGTAACAGAGCTGTAAGGAAGTCGGTTAGACGGACTAAGAAAAAATGAGTTGGTGAGGGGCGTTTGCCCTCGTTGGTGGATGCCCTCTCACCTCTCTATAACATATCACCAACTTAAAGATATTGATTATGATGAATTTTGGAAACAGCCCATTATTGGATATGGGTACAGGCCAGCAGCATCCGCAGATGATGGATGCCGAGCTACAGAAGATGTATGAGGCAATACAGCAGAAGCGAGCATCTATCAATATGCAAGCACAGCAGTCTTCCACCCCTTTATGGGATGAGATTGACAAGATTGAAGACAATCTTACGGGCGCACAACGTCAGTACTTGATGCAGAATCAAGAGTACGTTGACAGCTTGCAATATGTGTCAAAACTTGTGCAAGACGAGGAATTGCGCATCATACGTCCTCGTATTGAAAGCACTCAGCAAGGACAAGACGCATTGAAGAAACATCTATCATTGATGCAACGACTGAGAAAAGAAGTAGCGCAAGCAGAGGAACAAAAATCAGCTATGCTTAACGATTATATGACAAACCATAGTGACAAGACTTGGCAGGAATATCTTGCTATGGTTCAAGGAACGAAGAAGGGAGGGAATAAGAAATGAACTTACAAAAACTGAAAGAACGTCTTGCGCCGTCAATGGAAACCTGGATAGACGCAAGAATTGACGACATGATAAAAGGCAATCCGTCGCTTGCCATACCTTCTGTGTATATGAAACGAGCAGCGCACAATATCGTTTGTCGTAACAAGGAAAAATGGGAAGAGAAAATTGACGATCTATCCCTGTTTGTCGCTGATGAAAATGGAGTTGTTGATGCGGAATCTGTTTTCGAAGACGCGATGCAAATACTGAAAGCGATGGAGAAAAAGCCTTTTGATATCGGGCTTCTTCATGGCACAATAGGCGAAGGATGTATCTCTATTGATATGCCTGACGGTATTATCTCTGCCTTGTTGTTTGGCAGCAACAAGAGTATAGCCATTACCACAGATGATATTGCCGAATTAAAGAATATATTAATCACGTAAGATAAATTTAGCGGTATGAAAACAATACAGACAAATACGCTTGCCGAAAAGCTGTTTTGGTTTTACAGAATCGGCATAAGAGTGATACCTATACTCCTTATGGTTTTACACTGGCTGGGTGTGCATTGGTTTCACCATAACGCCGCATCAATGGGCTTGGATCTGAACGAGAACGCCGTTTTGGTGGTGTCGTTATACGCATTGGCGTATGTCGTACTGCCTGCCGTTCTGCTGCCGGCAAGCTTTCTTTTCAAGTTCGGCTGGGTGTGGCGAATACCGTTCCTGTATCTTGCAGGAGTTATTCTGATAAGGTTAGGGCACGGCACGCTGTGTATTTCAGAAACGACACGGATAGCGGACTATACGCTGATTGTTCTAACGTTACTGCTGTACGGTCGGGCGTTTACGTTGCAGGATAGATAACAAAAAAACGCGCACGGACAACAAGATGTTACTCCTGCTGCCCGTGCGCGGTTGACATCGGTCTACTCTCCGAAGTTTTCCGGTCTGTACTCCGGGTTCAGCTGCAACGCATACTCTCCTGCGCGGTCGTAGATGCCCTCGTTAGAGAGTTTCGTTATGATATTCTTCGCTGCCTGAACGCTGTCCGCATCGTCGTTGATGTCAATGTCCGGCATCCCCGGTATCGAGTTTATTACGGACTGCATGGCGTTGTTCCAGTTGTGTTGCAAATCCAGAGCATTGCCTTCGTTGAAGTCCGGGCGCAAGTCTATTCCTATCCTCTTCTGGATATTGTCAAACAGGTTTCTGAACAGGCTTACCGCAACATCTATCAGCACCATTGCCGCCTCCATACGGGCGATGATTTTGCTCTTCGGCACATGGTTCTTCAAGAAATAGTTGTCGATGCAGTAATAGAGCGTTTTGACGAGCGGTTTGAGTTCCGCCTCCGACGCGTCAGACAGGTCAAGCCAAAGCTGATAGCGGTCGGCAAGAACAAAGCGCATCTTCGCATCCCATGTGTTGTATGCGGCAAGAGCCTTGTTGATGCTTTGCTTTGTCTTTTGACGATACAGCTTCTTGTCCTCTTTAATTGCGCCCCAAGCGTCTATCATAGCTGTCTGGGCAATATTGTACGCCGACCCCATTGTGATGTAATACAGCGAACAATAGCGGTCAATGCTCTTTAACAATTCCTCTTTCTGCTTTACGCTTGGCGCAATGACATACGGTCTTCTTGGGGTGCGGCTTATTAAATAGCTTGCGTTCATGATTATATCGCGTTTGTGATTTGTAAATCGTGCGTCTCGCCTATCACGCCGACAACCGGTATTCCGCAAGCGTCAGCCACACGGCGTTCTGTTTCACAGCCTTTGGAACAACGCCATCGGTTCGGTACGACAATGCCGTCGCAGCCGAGGAGCAGACGTAAGTCCTCTTTCATGTGCTCCGTGTGCGGCGCAGAGTCGGGCAGCGGTTTAGCCATGGGATTGACTGCCTTGTAGCCGAGGATTGTCAGTTCATTCTCGATCCGAGCGAAAAACTTGTGTCGCTCGTTGAGGTTGTAGCCAGTAATCGGCGATGATATGTATATTTTCTTTTTGCTCATTTTTGTTTATCAGATTAAAATATCACTTCTTTGTAGCTTGATGTTGGCTTCTTGCCGGACAGGATTGCATTGCCACAAGTAATCAGTCCGTTGTCCTCGTCATACGACGGAACGAACACTATTACATCAAATCCGTTTGCCTTCAAATCTTCTTCCACTTTCTTGTACGGCACAAACGAGTCGTAACCTCCGCTTGTCTGAATATGGTTGGCTTCGCAGCTGTTCGTTCGGTGGAGCGGTGTAATCTTACACATGAACTTGCTTGGGTCGAACATGGACGCAAGTACCTTGCCGTCAATGATAGAGTCGTCAGCAAGTGCGAAGTTAAGAGTGTACTTGCGACCGCGCGGAGTTTCGAGTGTGTCAGCAAGCTCTGCAATATCTTTCAATGGTAGAGCATTGCCCGAGAACAGGTATTCTCGCTGCGCGTCGTCGGTAGAGTTTATAGAGAACTGCAAGCCTGCGTTTCCGTTGTAGTCGGTATTCTTAACTCTAACCCATTTGTGGATAAAATCATATAAGTTACAATTATGCTTCGGGAGCATTGTGCTTACTACAGGATGCACAAGTGAATTTCCGATGTAGGGAACAATATCTACGCGCAAGAAGAAGCGCGCGTGCTCGATTACAGCCTCGTTCCATGTCGGCTCGCCCATGCGTGCATAGTGTACATTAAGGCGTTTGGTGTGATTAACCTCTGGGTGCATACTTAATGCCGTTGTTATCTCGTTGCGCAGGTCGTTCAGTGTCACGTTGCGTCCCGGTCCGACTTTCGGCACGTCACAGAACTTGCAGTTCATCGAACAGCCGTACTGGGTAGAGATTGTTATCACCCATTTTTCGGTTAGGGGCATTGGCGTTCCGTTCGGCACACCATTCAGCTCTCTTGTTATGCCGAGGAAGTCGGCTTTGATGTTTGCATCTTTCCCGTAGTCGGCTACTGTCAGAAACTCCAACACGCCTTTGTTTCCTTTTGCGGTGTAGATTTCACCTGTAGGAACTTTGATTTCTTTGAGTATTTGCATTGCTATTTGATTTTGCGTGATGTTTTACTTTTAACTGCGCCAATTCTTATGCGCACGTATCGAGTTATTAGTTCTCTCGTACGATACCACCTAAGCACCTCGTACGTAATAAACACGCCGCACATTTTAGGGTATTGGCGTGGTTCTGTTTCGATTGATGTGCTTACCTTCTTAAACTTCACCTTAATAGTTTTATGGAACCACACACGAAACTTTAATTTGTAACGCTTCTTTGTTTTTCTAATCTTCATTTTCTTTCTTTTTATAGTCCAAACAGCCTTCCTCCATTGTTGGCATGATACGGAAGCCGCCGTTCTCAGCATCATCAATAAGTTCTTCTGACGCATGAAACGAGTTGAACATTTTGGCGTTATGGTACTTCAAGCATACATTTACATGAATTTCTTTTTCGTATTCATGTTCGCGCCCTGTTTGTGGATGAAACCCCGTCCTTGTAATAGTTGCGGTTTGCTCCGTTTCTTTGTACCACTTGCATGAATAGCAAGCGGCAAGATTGCAAGGTGATTTGCCGCAATACTTTTCCTCATGTTTTACGCAACCTCTTTCCGTAAGGAACAGCTTTCCGCAGTACGAGCAGCTGTATGCGTCTACTCTAATCATGCTCCACCTCCTTCTTAATGGCTTCGAGCTGCTGTATGATGTTGCCTATCGTCTTGCCGCTGTAATCAACGGCAATTTCTTTCAGTACGGCAATCTGTGCCGTCAGTCTGATGTAATCTGCCTGTTTCATTGTTGCTTTGTTTTATTAAATTTTCCGTGAACCATTCTTTGCTTCTCTGTTCGATAGCTTCAAAAGCTGTATAGCTTCGAGCATTGACATGCTGCTGCCACAGTCGAACCCTGCGTCTTTTAGTTTCTTTATATGCTGATTCTCCTCTTCATGTGTCATTGTTCTCTGTTTTCGGGTTTGTGTTCTTCGTTCCATTCTTCCTGAAAGTCCGCGAGTTTTCTGATAATACCCATGAAAACGCTAATATTTATAGGTTCCGTGTTTGTCGGATCTGTAATTCTGACGTGTCTCTCATCGTCAGACATCCGAACTCTAAATGTTATCGTTGTTTCCTGCATCTTCGCCTCCTTTCTGCTTGTCGTGGATGTTGCCGATAATTATAAACCGAATGTATTTCAGTATCACTCCCAAAGGTATATCGTCACACTTTCCTTTTTCTCTTATGGGCCTTAAAGTGAACGCTCCGAGGTTTTCGGACCACTCCACTGCAAAGGTCGAGTTGTCATATCTAAGTATATCTCCCTCATATATTTCTTTGCCGTTTTTGTCTATGCAGCCTGTGAACTGGCAGACGGTATCGGGGTCAACCGTAAAGTAGTTGAATATAGTATCATGGTCGTGTTCAAATATTCTTACCGTTCCGTCGGGAAAAGTAAGGAGCGAGCCGCATGCTATCTTGCCTTTACATTTAGGGCAAGTGCACTCGCCCTTAAATTTGATTGTTCTCATTCTATAAATCCTTTTATGTTGTTATTTTGCTTCTAATAGTCTTTTCTCGCAAATCACACCGAGGCCTTCAATGAGGTCCAGACATGAGTCACATTCCAAGCAGAATGTAGAGCATACATGAGGGCTGTCTTGATAGTAAGGACAGCCCGTCGCCTTTTTCATATAAAGTTTTTTGTCCTTTACAAAGGCGTAGAATGCTTTTACAAGCCTCGTTGGCCTCTTTTCTTCGTTCAACTGACGTACCACATCGTTGTAGTCGTCCATGAGCTGATGCACACGATGCGCTAACACAATGTTCTCTGCCTTCAGGTTGGCGATGACATAGGCAAGCGCCTCCATGCTTTTGTTTTCTTCTGTTTCCATTGTTTTATATGTTTTTATAGATGCTCTTGGTATAGGCAGCTCTAACGGGGCTATCTATTATAGAGGCTGGCGCCTTACTGGGGCTTTCTGTTGTTTCAGTTTCGGAAGAGCTTGATTCTCGTTACCTTGTTCTTGGCTCTTGGGTTCTGGCGTCGCCATTCTTCGGCGAGCTGACGTTCGAGCTGTTCGTGTCGTATGAAGCGGTCTCCGATGGGTATCTGGAAGACAGCCTGTAGGACGCTTCCATCTGAGAAATGGATGAGTCCGTGTCTGGTGATGGTGTGAGTGTATATCATTGTTTTATTTTTATGTTGAAGGGGGTGTGCTTGAGTATTTCCTGCCAATATTCTTCGGCGTTGCGGAAGGGGAGGTGAACATCATTCGGCTTTATACGAAAACAGTCTTGGTATGCCACAACCGAATCAAGATTCAGTTCGTCCTTGTTGCCGTCTATGTCTATCCATCTTGAGCCGTTCTTGATTTGAATGGTCTTGCCTTCCGCAAATGCCAGTATCAGAGGAAGGACATTCTTTATTTGTTCTTTTGTCATAATATCTATTTTTTATACTTTTAATGAGTTTTCGTAGGGATTAAGGTCTATCCAGTTCAAATTTACTATCCAAGCCCAAGCCAAATAAGAGGTGTTGGAACTGGTGAACATATTTTAGTTCTATAATACTATCACGATATTCAAAATCAGCGAAATAGAAAAATCTGTCAAACATATCATATTGTATATACACTTCATCCTTGTAGTAGAGCAGAGTCCTATTGCTTGATTTACTTTTCTTCCACTTCCCATTCTCCTCCAGTATTTCGGGAGTTAGAGGAATAGGCTTTATATCTACAGGTCTTACTTCTATGGAAAAGTAAGCATCGTCATACTCAATATCAGGATTATAGTCATGATGGCATACTTTTATGAAATAATTGGTCTTGTAGGTTTCCAAAACCCTTGCCAATTTTCTTCTGAATATAACCCAATCACCTGGGATGTATCTGTCTTTTTTCATCCGTTTTACTTTTTAATACTTTCTGAGCTATCCTCGCCCCTGTCATAAGGGCAATTAAACATCTGAGGACAAAGACCGCAACCTACAATATGCTTTAGGTCACATTTCTTTCTTGATTTGTAACTCATAAATTCTTTGTTAGACAATTATTTTTATGCTCTCCTTGGTGGCAGCGATGATATTCTGTATCTCGTGAAGGAAGGATATCTCGCACAATTCACATGCGCAATAGAATGCGCTGTAGGCATCGTATTGAAGGTAATGCCAGATTTCCAAACAACTATCTTCATGCTCGTATTGACACCATTCAAAACCATCTTCATCTATGTGATGTCTGACATTTTCGAAACCGTTCTTTCTGAGAAACTCACTGTTGATAGGAATACCCTCGATGTCATCGCACCAAACACCGTGAGAGAACTCCCATTCTTCCCTAACGATTTGAAGTAGATCTGCAAGTCCTTTCTTTTCTTCATGTGTCCGCTCGGAGTCTATGGCTACGACCTCACAAAGTGCTCCTTTGGGAAACATGCAGTTATCACTGCTGACCCTTACATAATTTCCTATTCTTAAATCTTCCGCTTTCATAGTCTCTGTTCTTCCTTTGTCATTATTGTTTATTTTTATTGTTTATAATCCGATTCATCGTCAAGTATGTCGTTGAGCCTTTTGTTTTCCTTGCGATACCACTCCGATGTACGCTTTAGCTCTTCGTAACGATTCTTTCTATCTTGCCATCGGGTGACGGGGGAAAGCAGGAAACCCGTGATTCTTTCTACGAAAATGAAGTATTCGTCGAAAACGAAATTGTCTGTCAGCCCCTTGAAGATGGCGAATGGGATGTAACCTATGAGCATTATGGTAAGGATAGGGGACAGAAGAATGGCACAGATGATTCTTGTAATGACTTGTTTCATGTTGTGTTACGTTTTGTTATTTATCACTTATACGGGCTTTAAGATTTTCGATTTTACACTCACATTGTCTGATTCTTTCCCGTAAGACAAAATAAGAGTCGTATTCGCCGACCCAATAAAGTCCACACTCCAACATGTTGGGGACGTAGAGATTATCAGCCTCTTGAGTAAAGGCATTTAAGGCAAGAATATATTTACTATTGTGAGGATGATACATAAGATACTCCCAAGTCTTAAACTCTCCGTTGTGGATCCTTGTTATCGTGCAGCCGGGTGTCAGCTGTGATATGTCTTTTAATTGCTTCATGTTTTCTTGTTTTTGCCTCTCCCCAGAGGATAGTGGGGAGAGGGTTGTTAGTTTTTCTATTTCGTAAACTCTATCATATATTGCGCGAGCACGGCACTTACATAACATAAAGTCATAAGTATTGTAGCTACAGATGCAACTATAATGCTTACCGTTCTTACCTTTGGTGTTTCAGACCAAAATAATGCACTAACTATCAGGAAAATAGTTCCTAAAATTGTCAATAATGTTACCACATTTCTATCTATTTATTAGGGTGTCCAGTTCGTTGTACCAATTTTAGCTCACTTTTCTAAGCGTTTTGGTTCGTTCTGTAACCCAGTTTTTGGACAAGTGCTCGGTTGACCAAGTACTGATGTCCTTAAGTTTAACATTTACAATGCGCTCTTTGAAATTAATTGTTTTTGTAACGGATTCGTTCGAGACTTTTGAATATAACGGTATCGTCAGAACAAAAGACGTTACACCGTACAGCTTGTTCGGCGACTTTTTGCTCTTATAGATGCCAAAAGTAGATTCAATGATGTCGGATGATATATTGATGCTCATGTTAGCAGTGAGAAGTGCTTCTTCCCTATTGAAGTATTCAAGCATCTTGATACCAGCATGTACCTGTCTGGAATGTGCATTTCCTAAGACATGAGTAATGATATGGAGCTTGCACTTCTTGCTCGTCATGATTGAGAAGCCTTCGTTCTTGCAGATGGCCTCGACGTGTCTTACAGCACAAAGTACAGCCTGCAGTTCCTTCAGCAGAGATTCATAATCCTTTATGAAGGCATACGCTTCCTGTATTTTCTCTGGTAGCGTGTCATAACAGTCAAGCATTTCATTACCCCAGAACACCCATGAAGACATATTCATGAACCGTGATATAGTTCTCATATTGGGAGGCAGCAAGTATGCCTTGTCGGTCAGATGATACTGCAATCGTTTCTTGCCAAGGAGTGTTGTAAACTCCACAAAATCAGATTGTTTCTCATAGACATTCTTGAGAATCACACCCATGGAATGACTGATGTCTGCATGATGTATATGCCTGGAGCCAGTGATGCCCTTGGTCAGATTATGACCATTGTCACTTATGATGTAATCGGGAGCATTTCCTGCAGATTTCTCTGCTTCCTCTATTCTGCTTTGAACGTCATCGCCGTTGAAGCCCTTGCTAACCGACATGTCAAGAATTGTTACATCCTCGTGTTTTATAGGGCGCCCCTGATGCTCGGAAGGAATTGCAAGAGTCAGGAGAAGCTTCTGCCCGTTTATGGCAATGCTTTCGTCTACGACCATTGCAAACTTCTTGTCCTTGCATGGCTGCTCATCCTGATAGACAGAGAGACCAAGTTTCTTCACCCAGTTTTCTACGGTGTTGTAGCACGGAACCTTTCCAAATGTATCACCCAACAGCTCGGCGAAGATCTCCAGGATAGTCACGACTGTGCGCAGCCCACATGGTGTACGCATGTAGATAAAAACGCAAAGTTGAATGACTATAAGAGGGAATCTATGTCCGGGAACAGGCTCGAGAGTAATTGACTTTGTTCGTCGGTCAATGTTATCTTCCGAACGTCTTTTTTTTTAAGCTCCTTCTTGGTCTTGTCATACTTAGCCTTGATTTTGTCTTTTTGAGATGCAAGTTTCTTGTTCTCTTTACGAAGACGTTTCAGCTCCTCAAGGAGTGAGTCTTTATCTAGGTTTGAATCTAACTTTTTCATTGATTTACATATTTTGAAATTATATTCAAAGTTACTAAAAATCAACGAGTTATGCAAATTTTCAAAGAACTATTTCGTTAATTGAAACGTTAAATATCAGAGCGTTATATTAATAACTTAACGGGTGATTTCAGCATCTGTTTTTCGGAACATCTAACTGGACACCCTATCTATTTATGCCCGAAGGCGGTTAAACTTCCAACATTCTATCAATAAATCTTTTCACAACTTCCACTGCCTTATACTCTTCTACTCTTATCCTTTTTTCGTATCTGTTACAAAGCAAGTTCAATGAACCTCTAAGATTTATTAAATCTTCTTCAGCGAGCTTATCATTATTCATATCTACACCTCCATTTCTTCTTCAATCCGAAAAGCAAACAGGATATGCTGTAACTGATGAACACAAAAGATATAACCTCCCATAATGTCACCGTTTATTGAAACAGACCATTTGGTTTCATCTTCGTCTGTGCAAAGTTTAATTCTTGGAATCCGACTATGCGTAAAGTATACTTGCCCCTTATTCCAACCATTCTTTTCAAGGATAGCAGATGTAAGATCCACTGGTTTTATATCCTCAACATCCACATAGCAGTACGTCAACCCTACTTTAGGACAATACAAGTCAAAGTGACTTCCATTTGGCTCTTTGATTACCATGATTTTGTTGTCATACGTGACAATATCATTAATAATATATTTCTGTTTCATGCGCTTGGGTCTTTCTGTTTTCTACACTGTATACATTGTCGATGAATACTTTTGCGAGTTTTCGACTTGCTTTTATATAGAATGCTTGTTTTGTCGTTTTAGCCAAATCGACAAATGTTTTTTCCATGCTTTCGTTGTCTTCACGATCACAACAGAATCCAATGCGTGCGGATTCAAGCATATCACGATCTCCACTCCTCTTGGCATATATGAGGTTAAGCGTCGGTTTGTCACGCCCCTCATACTTGGCAATATACGTACATAGAAAGTATCCATTCAGTATGGGAGGGAGGAGATTTAATATTCTTTTTGTAGGTATGCACCAACGTAAGAAGTCGTCAGATGTCTGAAGGATTTTTCTTATATCGTTGAATTCTTCTGCCCATCTTTCGATTTCATATTCTTCGATTTCCATAATGATATGTTTTTTTATGATAGTGGGGATAGACGATTCTATGTGTTTGGAAGGGAGACTGTCTCGAAGTCGTAGACGAAGACGTAGGGGTTGGACTGCCATGTGCCTTTGCCGTTGATTTTGTCTATCAAGGCAGCGTAAGCTTCTCTTGCGGTTCTGTACGGTGAGTTTGCCAGTCCTGTGTACCAATATGTCACGCCTTCAAGTCCTACGTCATGCGCCTCCCAAATGCCTTCTGCCAGACAGTCTTTTTCGCTGATGTCTTGCAAGCGCTCAAAGCGAATATTAGTAATGCGGATATGATGGAGCATGTGGTCTGCACGGACGAACATCTTGTTGGCGTAGCCTTTGCTTTGTGACAGTTCGGGCTTAAGTTCGAGGTCAGCGCCGGTGGTCTTTCTGAGGTATTCTTGGATGGTTTTGTAGGACTGGGCGATGGATATGGTTTCGCCGAGCTTGTACCGAGCAGTTTTAAACTTATTGCCACAGAGTGTAAGCAGAGCCTGTCCGTTGTCGAGTTTTTTGAGTCGGAAATCTTCATTATCAAACACAACAAACCCATTTTGCGTATAAGCGATTCTTCTTGTCTGCGTTTTTCTGCCTTCGAGGACGGCCTCACACAGGCCGTATCGGTCGTTGAACATAATTTTCTTCATATTTATTTATATCTCTTACCTTGTTTCATTTTTGGTTTTATCTAATAATGTCAAAATATCATCACTAACTATTTCGTCTGCATAACGCGAAGGAATGAAATCACTTTTATAGCCCCTTACGGCACAATTATTAACAGTAAGTCTATGATTAATTCTAAAAATTAACTCATGCACATCGTCGTCTGATTTACATTTTCGTAACCCATCTGCTATATCTCCTCTAAGAAGGCACGGAACATCGTGGGTTTTTATGTAATTTAAAACTATTTCTTTGTAGCTCATGTCAATTCATTATGTCATTTTCAAACATCTCTCTTAAAATCTCCAGATATACCTTACACGCTATCCACCACCAATCAAATCCGTATCTCTATATTCTTCAATTTGATTATAGCAAGATCCGCTCTCTGGCATTGTTACCGGTTTATTGTGTGTGATTAATGTTTCTTACGATGTGTTTTCTTGTTCTTGTTTTTCTTGTGCCGCTTAGCGACTTGCTTTCTGTAATAAGCTTCGTTCTTGGTCCTGCGGAATTTACACTTGCCGACATTGAAGTTTGGAAATGACGGCTTAAGATGAAAATAGTAATAGTCTGAGAATATATATGATAGTGATGAATCCATAATTACGATAATAATATTATATAGATTTATACATTGATTTTGTTAGCGCGTTCTTAATTTTCTGTTTCGTCGTTTTTGTTGAATTTACTGATTATAATTATAATGACCTACTACAATGAGTAGAAAGACAAAGTTCGAGAAGGCCACAAAACCGCCATACTTTTCCGATATGTATACTAAGGCAAGTCCTAAGAACAAACTCATGCCAAGACATACTATTATTTTTCCCACTTCTTTTAAATCCTTATCTTTCATTGCCTTTTAGTTTAAAGCACCCTGTCCTTAAGAGTAGTAAAAGACAGGGGCTTATTCAATTCATATTTGCCGGACCTCTTTACGAAACCACTTTGAACTATTTAGACAGCTTGTCTTTTCCGTAGGCTTTGGGAAGCTTGCAGATGGTGGAGGAGCCGTAGCTGTCCTTGGTGAGGAGGACGAATTGGTGGACTGTGGTGGAGTCGTTGAGACTGATGCCTTTGTCTTTGCAGAAGCTCTCTCGTCCCATGCGGCACGAGCCGGTGAGAACGTGATGATAAGCGAAGAGGTCACGGTTCGGGTAAGGGGTGTCGTAGTCGGGGAATTTCTTGCGGAAAGCCTCGATTCGTTCCTCTTCGGTGCTGCCATCGTAGAGTTTCTCTTGCAGGGACATGAAGGCATCGTGCAGGGTGTCGCCGTGAGCGAAGTGGTTTTGTTCCTTGACGATGTAACATGGTTGTAGGGTAAGGTCATGATTTAGAATGAAGCCTTGTGCGATGTTGTCACGGACGGATTTTATAATCGTTGGTACGCCGTCTATTACATAAACCTTGTCGCCATTCAGATCCTTTATGCCATCGCCAGAGCCATCGCCATCGCCAGAGCCATCGCCAGAGCCATAGCCATAGCCATCGCCATAGCCATCGCCATAGCCATAGCCAGAGCCATCGCCAGAGCCATCGCCATCGCCATCGCCATAGCCATAGCCATAGCCATCGCCATAGCCATCGCCATAGCCATCGCCATAGCCATCGCCATAGCCAGAGCTGATGTTTAAGAATGCTTTGATGCGTGTTTCTAACGTCTCCATGCTTTTACCTCCTCTATTGACTTGACGGCTTTGTCCGAGCAAGTGATAATCTCAATCGCATCGAGAATGGTGATGCTGTCTACTGAGACTGTGAACTTGCATTCTTGCGGTTTTGATGTTCCTTCTTGGGCGAGCTGTGAGAGTGAAGCTGCTCCAGCCCAGTACCAGATGCGTCGGGCGTTATGCAGGGTTACCTCTCTGCCGTTGTGTGCTACGAGTGTTCCGAACTCAACTCCGCTGCGGTCGCCGCGGATGATTACTTTCTTTCCAATGTTTGTTTCCATTGTTTTGTTGTTTATATTTAATGATTGTAATATTTTTTATCTCCTTATGCTGCCGCTCATTGTTGAGCAATCACCTTCGATAATGTTACATCTGACGCTGCCGCTCATTGTTCCTACATTACCCTTAACGGTCTGACAATGTACGCTGCCGCTCATTGTTTCGACATTTGTTACGTCACCTTGGACATGTACGATTCCGGTTGTGGTATTTATCGACTTGACGGAGCCTGTAATTTCGATTTTGAGCGGAATGTTGCTGTATTCTTCGACAGGTTTGCCATTGATGAATACCATGTTGTTTTTTACTCTGATTTCTTTGGCCGCACGTATAACGTTGCCGTTGATTATCACTTCTCCGTCTATGTCAGTTCCGAAGAACTGCTGACAGTTGTTGTCGAATATTTCCATATCTTTATTTTGTTGGTTTTAACGGTTTGGGAGGCTCAGTAAATTTGCGCACAATGCGTAGAGCACGAAGCAGACGTTGGTTCTCTAAGTGTAAAATCAAGTTGGGAATAATATCTGTATTATACCCATTCCAATAATTAGCTTTATCACTTCTGTTCCTCTTGGTAATTTTCCTTGCCTGTCGAAGTTTCATAGTTATATCTTTAAGTTTGCGTCCTCGCCGAGCGCCCAGAGGATGTGCTGTAGTTCGTGGACGTACTGGAGTTTATTCCCAAAACGATAAGTTGAGTCGGCTACAACAAACTCAAATCCTTCTTGTTTTTTATAAATACTTTGTTCTAAGCTTACATAAAAAGCGTCTTTGCCTTTTGAGTAAATATCGCAAGAAGAAGTTAGATCATGTCTCTTATTCCATCCGTTTTTTTCGAGGATGTCGGGGGTAAGGAGGATGCCTTCGATGTGGTCTCTGATGGTGTACAGGTCTTGTCTACAGTCAGATTCACTGGGGCTGCGGAGACCAATGTAAATTTCAGAGATGTCTATTACTACGAATATGTCGCCTTGCTTGTATTCGGGAAGGTCTACGGTGATCTGCACGAGGTCGCCGAGACGTAGGTCTTTTTGATGAATCATGTGATGGAATTTTTAGATATATATTTAAGCCTTTCTGGACCTTATTGAGCCTCTTTATGAGGCTGCTTGCGGGCTGACGCCGTTATCGGGAGAGGTGTTTTCGGGGGGGCGGGGTCGTTTTTCAGCATTTCGTGGCGGAGACCCATGAGCCATGAGCGGAGGTTGATGGTGGGCTTGTGGGTTAGGTTGGCTTCCCGCCATTCAGCGTACTGGTCGTAGGACATGTTGTACTCAAGGATGAGAACCATCTCGTCTGGGGCGAGAAAGTCGGTGTCTTCGAAATCGCAGAGTCCGCCTGGGGTGTCAAGTATCCAGTGAAATTCACGGGAATCCTCGAAGAGGCGGTGATTGATGCGTTCGGCGAGTTCGTTGCATACGTTGCTGAACTTTTCGCACAGGGCTAAGTTGGTGCAGTGCTCACGCATGTTGTCTATGATTTCCTGTTGTTTCATTGTTATACGTTTACGATATTGTCATATATGTCGAGGTGGGTCCACCAGTGTTCTTTCTCTGCTTCTACGTATGGATTGACGGGTATGGGGAGACGATTGACCTCCTTGATAATCTCTTGCGGGATGTAGGCTCCGTAGGGTTGCAGGGAGGTGTCTTTTTCCGCTATGAGAAAGAGGGGACGGTATTGTTTCTGGAAGCGGTAGCAGAGGGCTATGTGTGATTCTTTGTGTGCCTCGCTTACGAAGAGGACCTTGTAGCGATTGCCGCGGTGGAGTGCAGCGAGGGCGTGCAGGAAATCCTCGTGTCCGACGTGCGTATGTCGCTTGCCGTTGAGTTCGTAGAAGTAACAACCGAAGAGGTCGCGGCGCATGAAATACCAGAGGTAGTCGAGGTCGTCGTCAGACATTTGGGGGATGCTCTTATATACGATGTCCCGCCAGACATGCTGACGAAGGTGACTGCCACGCGCGAATCCTTCCACTGCATAGAGGAAGTCGTGATGGTCGAGGTAGAGGGATATCATATTTATTACTTATTATTTTGTATTTGTTATTTGCCGGGGGCGTCGGTTGTGCCGAGAAGATGTTCGTTACCTTCGTAGGGGATGCACTGCTTGAAGGAGCATCCAAAGCACTGATAAGGAAGAGTTGACCCCAGTTTAAGGAAAGCGAAGAATTCAGGACTCCAACATTGGTTGTCGTTATCGCGAACGAGCACACGGTCGTAGGGCTTGAATGTAGGTTCGGACGAGGGTTTTGGATGGGTGTTGGGCTTAGGAATGTCGAATTCGAGGGTTTCGGAGTTGAAACGACCTCCGTAGTGTTCTTCAGCGGCGGCGAAGAACTGCGCACGCTCATTGTCGGTGGCTTTGCGGAAGTCGAGAGTGTGGAACAGTCCGTAGAGCTTGACGCCCCAGATGTCCTCCTTATTGTCGTACTCGACTGTTGTACGGAATTCAGTGTAATCCTCAGAATTCCATCCTTCGAAGACTGCCGTGACGCCTAATCCGACGCAGACGACCACGTCGCCGCGTCGGAAGAACTTGGTCCATTCCTGCATTTCGAGGGAGGGTAAGAGGACGCATTCTCCGTTGGGAAAGATAACGTCGAAACGGCCCGTGGGGGTCAAAGAGAAGAGCTTGCGGTCTCTCGGATTTGTGTTTTGACAAACCGGTTTTAAGATGATTGGATGGTTAATACCAGGGCCTTCATCTATTGACTGAAGCTCAACCTTGCCGGCTATTCTCGAATAAAGAGGCGTTCCTGCCGGGCAGTCACGCAGGATGTCTGCGATGTTGATGTCAGAATTGTTCATTGTTGTTCGTTTTTAGAATTGTTAACAGAATCTCTTCCTATGATAAACGCCACGGCTGCTACGATGATGTAGGAGATGGCTTCGGTGATTGCTATCATGTGTATAGGTGATATTTAGGGTTGACGTGTGTGTTTGTTGCCGCTGCACCACAGTTCGATTTCGATGCGGGCGCCTGCCCATATCGCTTCGCGTGGTGTGGCGTCGGGGTGTTGGCTGAGCCAAAGTTCGATGCGCTGACTGAGATTCATACTGCCTTACGATTAAGAGACGTGACGCTCGGTGTCCAGCTTATACCGAGGCGATGTGTGAGTCCGCTCTGATAAGCCTGCAACGCAATCTGACCCTGTAGGGACTTTGGGTTTTGTTCGAAAGCCTCTATAGCATCGAGGATGCGGTTGCGCTGTGCTTCCTTGCGTGCCGCTTCGTTTTCTGCTGCTTGCTTCTTGCGAGCTTCCGCCTGCTGCTGAATCTGCTCGTCAGTGAGTTCGGGAGCTGGTGCGGGGGACTCTTCCTTCTGAACGGCAGCTGCGTAAGCCTTGAAGCTGCCGTCGAGGACACGTGAGAAATTCTCGGGGCGGAGAATCCAATCGAAATCGGCTACCCAGTGACGCTTGCCAGCTCCGTTGAGGTAAGGTGAGGCGAACGCCTGCTCGAAGGCGTCACGGATTTTGCGGGTGTCGCCGTCGTACTCGAGAAGACGAGCCTCGATGAGAGCTATGCGCGTGCGATTGAGACGATGGATCTGCGGCATGCGGGAGCCTGTCTCGCGGATGCGACGATTCCAATAAGCGATGAGACCTTCGGCATTAAATGTGGGGTGCTGCTCTTTCTTCGCGGTCTTTCCTTTTCCCTTGGGGGTCTTTCCTTTCTTCGCCCAACGCTTCTGCGCATTCTCGCGATTCTTGCGGCATCGCGCCTCGCGGGCGGCACGCTGCGCGTCGATGTCCTCCTTGATAAAGGCGAAGGCTACGTGGACCACCTGAGGGGCGTTGTCGCTGACAAGGGTGCTATCCTTGGCATAGAGAAAGACGGCACGCATAAGGATGCCGAGCTGAAGGTCGGAGAGCTGGCTGACCGCCTCGTAATGGGCGATGTTGAGAGAAAATCTATTGTCTGACATAGGGGGAAGGATTTTGAAAGTTATACGGAACGGGTAAGAAAGAGATTTCGGGGTAAGAGAAAACCAAGGGGCGGCTAAGACCCCTTGGAAGCGTGAACTATACAAACATCAAAGCTTCTGAGGAAGCTGTTATTGATCAAATCAAAAGGGCAGTCCGTCGGAGCCTCCTGCCGGTGCAACGGGTGCTGCTGAGGGGGGCGGGGGTGTGGGGATGCCGAGAGCCGACCCTGGTGCGCCTACGGGTGGGAGAACGGACGGCTGCGGCGTAACGACGGGCTGCGGTGCGCCGTGGAGCACGCTCCAGCAGCGGACGGCGTTGAACCAGCGTCCCTGGTATTCGTGTGCGTCGATGTCGAAGGAGACAGTAAGCGACTCTCCGACCTGTATGTTGAACTTTGCGATATTGTCCTGTCCGAAGACATCAAAGACCATCCGCTTGGGGTACTGGTCTTGCGTTTCGAGGACGTAAGTGGCGCTCTGCCACGGCTTGCCGCTCTTTGCAGAGACGCCAGACCGGATGGGCAGTGCGCAGATGATTTTTCCGAAGATTTCCATTATTAAGACTTGTGGTTAGACATTGAAAGTTTTGGCTATGTAATCGTTGGCGAGACGGACGCGCTCTTCGAGGAGGCGGATGTCGTCGTCGTTACGTTCTATATGGACGATATGGATGGGGGAGGAGAGCCATGCGCAGTAAGATACGAAATCGGCTGACGTGCAGCCTGTGCAGGACATCTCTGCCATCACTTGCCAGTAATACTCGGGCTTGACAGCCTTCAACGAGGCTGCATCGTGTATCTCTGCGACATATCGTGTATGGACGGCGAGAGAGGGGCACTTGATTTCGAGGCACTTCTGCTCCTCTCCGCGGACTATTCCGTCGGGAGAGGCAGCAAAGTGCGGGATGATATCGTGTGCGCATGAGGAGACCTCGAAGACCTCCACATCGTCGTTAAGAGAGGAGTAGAGCTGGCGGGCGGACTCCTCTTGCTGGACGCCCCATTCCATAGCCCGCGTGGAGACGGCGACCTGGTCAAGATAAGACTGGAAAATGTCGTCGTCAGAAAGGAACTGGGGATTGAACAGCCTTTCGGCAGCTATCTGATAGATGTACGTCTTGGCTGTTTCGGACCAAGGCTCGTCTTTCTTGCGAGGATTGGTCATAAGCTTGTGGACCTCGGAACCTGTAACAGAACCGAAGCGTGCGCGGAACCATGAGATTTCGCGCTGATTGGACTCGGTGTTAATCATTTCTTGTCCTCCTTCTTGTCCTCCTTCTTGGCGGCGGCATTCTTGGCTGCTTCAGCTGCTGCGGCAGCGATGGTGTTCTTGGTTTCCTCTTTGCGGTAAGGTTTCATAAGCTCATCGACGGTTGTGTCGCCGTCGGTGAGTGACTGCGTGATGCCGAGGAGGAGGGCTATTTCGTTGGCCTTGATCTGATTGACGGTCTTCTTTCCGCAGAGCATTACCACCTCCTGCTCTGTGATGCCGAACTCGTCCTTGAAGTAATCAATGCACTTCTTTCTGCGGGCGATAATCTTATCCTCGTCAGAGAGGTCGCCGGTGATGCAGCGCTGCGCCGCCTGATAGACCTTGTCGGTTATGGCTCGTGGGATGACTGAGAAAACGGCGTTGCGGTAGGCTATGGAGTTGGCAGCATTGCCTGTAACAGTAATCATGTCGTCAGAGAAGCGCTGTCCTGTACGTCCGACGATAGAGCGGCGTACTTCGAATGCCGTAGCGACGTTGTTTTCGAGGTCCCAACATGTGCCACGCGAGATGACCTGCTTGTCGGTAATCTGAACGACCTTGGCTTCGGCTCGAATGTTTCCATAATTGGAAACTATGAGTTTGGCGAGGTGAACGGACGGTCCGGTGATGGGTTTGCCGCCACGAGGAAGGGCGTAACCGCAAGACTGAGCTGTAGGAATGTCCATTGTGGCCATTGCTACGGAATTGTTGATGGCTCGGCGAAGGTCGCGCGGGTATTGCTTGGCTGTGGCAATCTGGGAATCTACGTTTGCGCGTTCGATGGTGTCGAGCTGAATGATGTTCTGGTCATGCTGGACCTGTGTCACTTCGTAAGCGTCAAGTGACTGTAAGCTGTTTTCCATATATTAAAGTGTTTTGTATTTACAGAATTTGAAGCCGTTGGCGTTTTCGTGCCTTTCGCAGAAACCTTCCGCGTAGTCGGCTGCTACGGCTCGACGCTGCTTTTCTCTTGCCACTTCGTACGGCAAGTCCATGATGTCATGGAATCTGATTTGCAGCATTTCGACTGATATCTTCTTTCTCATTCTGAGGGGTGTTATTCGTTATGGTCTTCTACGTCGAGTACGACGTCGATGACTTGTGTTTCGGAAATGGACACGATGCGATAGTCGATCATGGAGGAAGAGAGCACCTTGTCAATGTTCTGACGTGCCGTGTTGATGTCGTTGCACTGGACGAGATAATATATCGTCTGACGTCTTTCTCTTGCCGTCTTCTCGTCGTAGGTGATGAATATGACCTTCGCCTTGCAGAAGATTTCGCCCTTGTCGCAGTCTTCATCGACGAGGAAGACCTCTCGGTACGGGGCGATGGCAATCTTGGTGACCTCGGGTTCTTGTTCTGAGGGGAAGAGGCATACTTGGTCGGCGATGCGTTCCTCGGCTTCGGCAAAGGACTTTGCATCGAAGACGTATGTGTGGGACTTTCTGACAATAAGACCTTCCTCATTCTGAGGGAAGGTGAGGGCTGTGGCTTCGAACCACTTGGGTGATGTTTTTGTTCGCATAGATAGAATGTTTTTGTACTGAAATTATAACTGTTTCTGTTACTGATAACGCCACTCCCAGAACGGGCATTTGACGGGGGTGACCTTCCGTTGGGTCTCCGTGCGGGGACAATCGGGGAAGTCGCGCCATAGGCAGTCGTCGCAATCGGCGTATAACGTGCGTCTGAATTTGTGCATGATGAAATAAATAATTAATGCGGAACGGGAAGGAATCGAACCTTCGCTAAAACGGCATCCACGCCGTCGTCCCTCCAGGAATCACTTCCATTTTGCAATAAAAACTAATAATAACAACGTCCGGGATTTGCACCAGGATGAGACTCCTTGGGTCTCATTTTTAATGATTAATAAAAAAAATTGTATAGATGAAAGTTACTTAAATAGCCGAGATAAACTTGATGCCGTACCGCCTGGAGAAATACTCTTCGTTGGGTGTGCGGCGTGTCTGTTCGTCGTAATGGAGTGTAAGACGGTCGGTTTCGCTTCGGAAATAGTTGTGTAGAGTGACGAGGCGCCGTATGCTGTTGCTTGTCTTTTTCGGCAATATTGATATCCGGAGCTTGGTCTGCTGACGCATGCCTGACATTATGCGGAACCTCTCCATGCGCATTGTCTTTCTGCGCTTGGCGGAGCGCTTGCTGATGATTTCGGGTGTATTGAGGTGTTCCGTCTTAATATTCTTGTATCTCTCCTTTCTCCTTTCTATTGTCTCGGGGGTGTGCTTGAGTTTCAGTTGTCTGGCCCATTGCCGTATGGTGGACTGTGGAACGCCGAACTTCTCCTCGAGTTCACGCGGGAGCATGTCGGGATAGTTCTGGATGATGACAGGCTTCAGACGGCTGCTTCGGCACAGAGGCGCTTCCGCCGTGACTATCCCGCTGAGAATGCGCGATACCGAACCCGACGAGATGTGGACTTTTTCGGCGATTTGCCGGTGTAAGAGTGTCCCTCTCAGACTGAGCACTTCGTCAATCTGCTGTTGCGTGATACGATGTCTTGTCATAAAGCACGTATGTAGTTGGGGTTCTTGACGAGTCGGGCGTAAGCTTCGATTCCGAAGCGCTGCCACATTCCGTTGGAGAACTGTACGATGTAATCGCCTGCATTGGCCCGAAGGGAGCCGTTGGTGAGGTCCTTGGAGAGGACCACGACGAGTCCGTCGCCGTGGTCAGCCACAGCTACGACACAGGGCAGGGCGAGAAGCCTGTCCGTGTTGGCTTTGGTGACGTGTATGGAATCAATGACTTTTACCATTGTGTATATCGTTTTAGTGGGTTCGTAAATAAAAATCGGGTGCGACTCGCGCCGGACCCGACTAAGAAAGCTCTTTTGAATGAAAACAAAAATGCGTGTGGTGCGCCCTCGCTTGGGCAGCAAGTTGAATTAAAAATTTTTATGGAAAAAATCTTCTAACAATTAATATCAATTTTATATTTATAACATTATGACGAGAAGGAGAGGCGGGACTCAAACCCGCATTCTTTGGTTATTGTACTGTCAGTTGTACGACTCTCCCTATCCAACATATTATTTAAAAAAACGACAAAGAATTGCTGTTTTATACCGATTATGTATGGATTTGTGTGTGTGTGCTGTTTTATAGATCTCAGCAATCTTGCCAGTGTCACGGGACGTCTGGCAGCCCGCTGCATTTCGTTTCTCTCCGCCTGCGCCAACATGGAGTGTGGCGTGGTTCGTTTGACGGTACTCGGAAGATGCGTTAGTGGGTCTTTCGTGGCGTGCGTTCCTTCATGGGTCGCGGCGTCCAAAACGCTGCCATTACTACTTTTACACGCTCACTGTATGTAACCAATAAGTCAAAGAACAACAAGAAAATGGTCGGCAGACGAGGAATCGAACCTCGCGGACTGGCTGTCAAGGGAATGAGATGGAAAGTGAATGTATTCAGCCTAATCCGCCGCCTGCTCTGCCGTAAACTGGCGATTCTCACGAAGGGCCAGATCAATTCATGTCTTAAAATTTTTCACCTTGTTTCGCTAAACAAAGATTTGAAGAACGATAAATATCAACTTCTCAATTTTCAAAAAACTACTACCTAACCTAACAATCTCAAAATGAGAAAAATATATGAGTATGATCTGTGTTTCTAATACACTCGGTTTGCTGCGATGAGTCGGTCGATGTCGCGTTTGCGATAGAACACGGTCTTTCCGACTTTGGAGTAGGGAAGCTGTCCGTTGGCTCTGAGACTCTTGAAGAACTCCACCCCGACACCGAGGTATGCCTGCGCCTCCTTGTTGGATAGCCATATCTTTTCGATGGCTGTGACTGTCGCCTGTTTCATAATCTTTCTTGCTTTAAGTTTGGTTTATGTTGTGGCGGCAGTACCGCCGATTACCATCGCTTGACGTACCCGAGTTCGTGTGCTCGTTTGCGTATGAGGTTCTGGATGTCCGTGTCGGCGTCCCAAAGTAGGGCGCGTCGGACTGTCGCTACTCCGACTCCGCAGTCTTGCGCCAGCTTGACTTGGCATCCTCGTCGAAGTTTTATGGGTTTTCGCTTTGCCATTTGGATTTATTTCGTTATATTTGCATATTAAACATATAATGAGCGTTTAGCGAGCTGTTGGGTTTGTTTCGCTTGCGCTCTGTCAACGATTGCAAAGGTACAAAAAGTCAATAAAATATCAATACTAAATCAAGTTTAAAGTTGATTTATTTACATTTTTTGCATTTATAGTTGACTTAATATTGATTTATAAACACTCGTTAACATATACAACTATGGATGGAAAGATTACTTCAGTTGACTACGCTGTATCGGAAAGAATGAGGCTATTTATGTCGCACTCTGGTTACACCCAAGCTGCTATTGCCGAAGCGTGCAATGTTGACGTATCAACATTGAGCCGATGTATGAACAACAAAAAGCCGTGGTCAAGCAAAATGCTACAAAAGATTGGTTCGGCTTTCAATGTTGCCTTCCTTTGGCTGCGTGATGGTGTAGGCAAAATGATAGCCGAGGAGAAAGCCATCGGCAAGGCGCAGTTTGCTGCCTTCAGCCAGATGCTCGACGCGAATACAAGCCCTGTGTCGCAGAATATCATCAGCGGCGATAACTATCAAGGCACGCAGACGATAAACGACACAGAGGGCGAAATAGTGGCATTGAGGCAGAAAGTGGAACTGTTGAAGCGTCTGCTTGACGAGAAGGACAAATTGCTTGAGGAGAAAGACAAGCTGATAAAAGAAAAAGACAAGCAGATAGACCTTATGTATATTCTTATCAACGACAAGAAGTAAAATAGTGGTAAAGGTAGTGGACTTTGTAAAATAAAGAACCGCAAACAAATAGTAATCAAGAAGTTACAGAAATAACAAATCGCCTGGAAAGCGTGTAGGCGTCAAAAGCGTCTCGCAGGTTCGAATCCTGTTCTCTCCGCCTGATAATCAGTGAGTTACGCAATTAAGACGATTCCTGTGGGATCGTCTTATTTTCGTTTTAGGCGGTTTGAAATGGTGTTTTTAGGCGGTTTTGAGGGGTTTTGGTGGACTTATTGGTGGACTTTTTTAGTGGACTTTTAATCAAAAACCGATTGTTATGAGGTATTTTATCAGTACTAAGGAGAGTAAAAGGAACGAGAGCGGGATGATTCCCGTATCGGTGGTGTTCCGTCACGAGGGTAGGGAGTTTGCTGCTTCAACTGGCATAGCGGTGAAGTACGCAATGAACGGCATGGTGTTCTCGGCAGAGGAGCCTAATCTGAAAGCCAAGACAAGGAGGCTTATGTGTATCATGGACGAGGTGGATAGGTATGTCCTTGAGCACGTGGATTCGGATTATGAGCGGATGAAGGAGGATTTGCGCTGCATCGTTACGGGCAAGGACCCGAGGGAAAAGAGGTCGCTTGCAAGTTTTGTGCGTGAGTTTGCCGAACTGAAGAGTGGGAGTACAAGGAAAATATATCTCAGGACGGCGGCGTTGATTGAAGGCTATGCGCCTGAGGCGACGTTCGGTTCTGTGAACGGCTCGTGGCTTGACGGCTTCGTGCGGTCTATTGGCGAGAATGCAAGCGTGAACTATGCTGCCATCAACCTGAGGAATATACGTGCGGTGTTTAACTGGGCGATAGACAACGAATGGACATCGTGCTATCCGTTCAGACGCTACAAGATAAAGTCGGAGAAGGTGGCAATCAACAATATCTCGCTGGAGCAGCTGAGGGCGGTGCGTGACTTTCCTCTTGATGACTGGCGTCGGATTTACCGGGACTTATTCATGTTGTCGTTCTATCTGTGCGGCATCAATCCTGCGGACTTGCTGCGATTGAAGGCGTCGGATATGAAAAACGGGCGTATTCGCTACAAACGGGCGAAGACAGGGCATTTGTTTGACATTCCAGTACCGAAGCCCGCTGAGGATATTATAAGCCGCTGGAGGGGCAGGAAATGGCTTCTATGCCCTCTTGACAACTATTCCGACTACAGGGGCTTTTATTGTCACTGGAATGCTGCTCTGAAGAAAATCGGCAGTCTAGAGCTTGCCCCGGACAAGTCGGGTGGGTTGCGCAAGAAGGTCTGGCGTCCGATTGTGGAGGGTCTGACGACGTACACGGCTCGTTATACGTTTGCGAGCATCGCCGCGGAACTTGAGATTCCGCGTGAGACTATAGCTCTTTGTCTCGGTCATTCGTGGGCTGATGTGACGAGCCACTACATCGCCTATGACACTAAGCGCATAGATGATGCGGTGGCTCGGATTGTGGCTTACGTGGAGGGGAGCTGAGGGTTGTCAAGCTCGATACTGACGTAGATTTGGCAGAAATCGTAGGCGAACTGCTTGAGTGGTTTGCCTGCGGCTTCTGCCTTTCTCGTTTCCTCGCTGAGAGTTTCGAGGTCGGGTGGCGGGAGCTGCGGCTGAGGGGTCAGCTGTAAGGCTTCGTCGTCGAAACGGAGTGAGATGCGGATGAACTCGCGTTGGAGGTCGTCGTAGGATGTGATGTCGCCGGCTGCTGCTGCGTAGAGCGCTTCCATCGCGAGCTTGTCATACTTGCTGCGCAATGCTGCCATCTGCTTGGCTTCCGGCGGAAGATAGCTATGCAGCTCCTCGGCTCTGGCCTTGAGATTCTGTAGGTGTTCTTCGTTGTCCATATCTGTTTTGCTGTTTAAAAAAAATAAAAAATTGACACACACGCTTCACAGCTCTCGCGTGCGAGAGTGTGAGTATATAGATGTTATGTATAGCTATTAGGATATATGAATGTATATGAATATATACTAATAGCTATATATAATATCTATATATATATAGTGCAATCGCATGCAATCGCATAGGCATAATCGGACGTACTGATAATCAATGAGTTACGACGATGGAAATACGTCGGGAAATACGTCGGATTATGCGATTTATGCGATCGCATTTTTCGCATGTTTTCGGAGGTGTTTTTACTGGTCTTCGGGATAGTCTTTTCCGACCGCATGGAGGGCGTTCATTTCGCGTTCGGCGCGTTCTGCTCCGGGGAGCTGGAAGGCTGCGAATGTCTCGGGTGAGAGTCCGATTTCTCGGACGATGTACCGCTGCGTCATGGAGATGTTGGGGACGTTGCCTGACATGTGTCCCATGCAGAGGGCTATCTGTTCGATGGGGATGCCTTTGATCGCGAGGTTGGTGGCGAAGGAGCGGCGACCGGTGTGTGAGGAGACGAACTCCCACTTGTGTCCTCTCTGCGTGCGTCCTGCGCGGAAGACCTTGGTGATGGTGTCTATTCCGCATGCCCGGCAGATGTCGCGTATGTTGTCGTTGTAGCACCTTACGGAGATTTCTCTCGGCTCGGTGGGGGAGGTCCGTTGCAGATAGATGCGCAGCCACGGATGGATGGGGACCTTGACGACGGTCTTGGTCTTGTGCGAGACGTATGTGATGATGCGTCCGTCCTCGCTGATGTTGTCCGGCGAGAGTGTGAGGCAGTCGGAGAGGCGTGCTCCGCACAGGCATTCGAGCATGAAGATGCGCTTGGCGTGCTTGGCTGCTTTGGTGCGTGGCGTGAACTCGTGGATGCGCCGTATCTCGTCGTCGGTGAGCGCTACGGACTGCGACGGGACTTTCTTTGTGCGCAGGACTGTCCCGAAATTGAGTGACGGGACGGGCTTGGAGGAGTTTTCGCGTATGATGGCGTTGACTTCGGCGAAGATGGTCTTCGCTGAGTTTGGCGCGTATGATGACGCTATCTCCTCTCGGAAGTCCTGAAGGTTGTCGTCGGTGAGGTCTTCCCACATGGGCGGGCGTCCGACTATGCCCTTGAAGATGTTGACCACCTTTACTCGTCCCGGATGTTTCCATATCCAGGCTCCGTAGAAGGTGTGGCGCCAGGGATAGCCGTCGTATGTGGCGAAATAGCCTTGTCGGATGGCATTGGCGTACTTTTCCTGCTGTTCGGGAGTGAGCATCTCCTGCCAGCGTCTTGTCTTGAGTTGTGTCATAATATGATGGATTAAGACTTCCTCATCTCTTTCCCTTTTGCAAAGGTATAATATTATAATATAATATGGATGAGGAATGGATGGTTTAACTTGGTTTTAACATTGTGCGCATCTGGATGTGCTTTTTGGCATTAAACGGAAAATCCGCAATAAGGGACTTTTTGTGTCGGTTATTGCGGATTCATTGGAATACGATTTACTGGTTGTAAAACAGATTTTTGAGATGATATTTTTCTACGATGCTGTCTTGTAGAGCAACAAAGACACGCATGGAATAAGTATCGTTTCCCCAACCTGGAGCAGCCTCAGACTTGGTTATGGTGAGAGAAACCGTTTTTGTAGGAGATTCCCATGTGTATTCTTGAGATTTCCTCTTAAACAGCTTCTGGTCGTCTTCTTCCGGTGAACCTACAGTCATTTTGTACTGGCGGGCAGACATGTACTTGAAGAATTTGGTTACATCGGACTGAAAAGCGTCTTTGTTGGCATAAGGATCGCTGATGTACGACAAGCTGTTGACACGACCATCCTTATGGCGTATTAAAGCCTGACATTTAAAGGCTATACCTGCAAATGTGTTGTCAGTAAGCAGATAGAAGTTTTCGTAGTCTATCTCTGGTACTGCCAATCCTTTCTTCACAAGATTAAGGACGGTGTCTCCCATCTGGATTTTTTCATTCAGGTAAAGACTACTGTCTGCTTTTGGGAGGTTCTCGGCTTTTGATGGATTTCCTTCACAAGAGAACGACAGGGCAACAATGGCGAGCGGAATAAATGGAAGCTTTTTTGATTTCATAATTTTAAGATGATAATTGTTAAAAGTGTGGCCTCTGTAATTTCAAGATAGGTTGTTCTTTGCGCGAGACTACAAAATATTTAAGAGAGGAAGTTTGCATAATAGTTGTAAGTGGCTCAGGTGGGCCTTACTGGGCCTATCTGAGCCTCTTTAGGTGATGGGCCTCGCTGGGCCTCTTTATCTGATGTGGTCGGCTATGCGGAGGACCTTGTACTTGCGGTGGAGGTCGGCAATCTCGTCGCGGAGCTGTTCGATCGTGCGCTTCAATCCGGCGTTTGTGGCATCTCTGCGCTCGATTTCGGCATGGAGGGACTTGACGGTGTTCTGTAGTTTGCCGATGCGGTAATTGAGCATATTGTTATCGCTCTTCGCTTTTTCTGCCTGTCTTTGTAACTCGGCTTCGCCTGTATTGCTCTTTCGGAGGGTGTCGTTCTCTTTGCGAAGCATGCAGATGAGGTCGAGGAGCTTCTGGTAGTTGCGTAGGATGTGGAGCATCTGATGCTCGAATGGTACGTCTTCGTTGGTTTTGTTTTGTGGTCTAAACATCTTTTGACTTGACCGTGATGTCGAGGGCTTGGTTAATGGTGCCAGGGCGAGCCTGGCGGTTTTAGACGGGACGGGTTAGACGAGGGTGACGGTGTAGGCGTGGTGTGGCAGCTGTTTGTATTGACCAAACCATGTCTTATATTTGCGCGAAACGATGAAGCCGAGCATCTTGAGAAGACCGATGGCATTGGTAGCGTATGGCTCGTCTATGACGATGAATGGGGAGCCTGCGGAATCGAGGTTGATAATGTCTCGCATGAATTGAGGGAACGGATATTCGTATTCGTCCCACTCTCTTGGTTGTTCGCAATCCAGATCGTACTCTCTTATGTGGCTGCGGCTGACGGTTTTCTCACCGTTTTCTATACGTTCTATGTTTACGGTATAGTATTTTATCATTTCGCCCCAAACGTTCTTTTTTTTCTTCCACTTTTTTTCATTGACAACGTAGTGTGTAATGATAGGGACAGTGGAAATGAAAAGGGGATTTTTGGGGGCGTTCTTGTAATCGAGAAAGCGCATTGTTCTGATTGTGAGCTTTGCGGACATATCGTTCTCGCGGAAGAACTCGACCACCGCGTTTTGGAATGCGGCGGTGTCGAAGGGTGGGGCTTTGAAGCCTTTTTCTTTAAGAATGTCCTGTGCTCGGACAAATTTGGTTACTGACATAATTGTTTTATTGTTTGGTTGATAGTGGCGGAGGAGGCGATGTGTGCGCCTCGCTACGCCTCTTCAGGCTGGCTGTGCTAAGATTGTGAATACAAAGGTAGTGATTTTTGCGATTATCGGACAGCCTTTTGGTGATGTTTTTTTCAAGGAAAAGCGGACACGCTCTGAGGATGTGTTGCATTTCTGTAAGTGAATGATCGAAGACCGTTCTGAGAAACAGATCTATATCGACAGGTGCTGTCGATAAAGATCTGTTGATGCAAACAGTCTGGAGTGAATGAATCCTCCTTGCGTGTCCTGTGGGATGCAATTCCCGTGGTGCGGACTTCTCATGAGTGGCGGCACATGGCTGTAGGTGTGTGATGTGTCCAGAACGTGTGCGGGATGTGTGAGGCGGATGCCGCCTTGAACATCCCGCATTAAAGCTCTGGATGCTGAACGGGACTCTCTTGAAGAACGCTTCCCTGTGCTTGGGATGATTGAGAGGCTGAGCCTTTCTGAGGGGCGGCTGTGATGTCTTGGCACGTGTCTGTAGGTGAATGATGTTGCCTGCGTAGCAGAAGGCAGCGGTCCCAGTGGGTAACACTCGGGACCGTGCCTTCTTGCTATTGCCGGTATCTGAATGTGACATCCTTGCTCCGCGATGCCCTGTGCCGGGCTGGTGATGCGGCTCTTAGAGGTTGGCTACGATGGTGTCGTAGGCGGCTTTGCTGGTAAGCAGGGCCTTGCGGGCGCAGCCTAATGTGAGGTAGCCGGTGATGATGGGGGCGGTCTTGCTGCGGTTGGCGGTGACGTTTCGTCCTCGTCCTCTCTGTATGCAGCCGACCTGCTGATTCTTGACGAACCCTATGCCTCCTATCTTTCGCTTGCCCGTCTTGACGGCTCGGAGGCAGTCCATGACGAACGTGTTGAGCGTCTGGACGTCCTCTTCGACGTTTATGATGGGCAGGACCTGCGTGGACCATGAATGTCCTTCGTACCCCTTGTATAGATAGCGGTTGACGGAGTTTATGGCTTTTTGCAGGGTGACGTCACGCTTCTTGACTGTGCGCTTCTCGATTTCCTTCTGAAAAGTCTTGATGCGCGTAGACGAGAGCGAGATGCTGCTGCCCTTGATGGAGAATCCGAGGAACTTGAACCAATGGTCAGCGTCGAGGAATTCTACCTTCTTTGGATTGAGCTTCATCTGCATCTTCGCCAGCTCTTCCTCCATGATGCGCTTGGCTTCCTGCCAGTCCTCGCCCACGAAGATGGCGTCGTCCGAATAGCGGCAGTAGACGCCGCGGAGACGGGAGAGGCGCTCGTCAATGTGATAGAGGACCACGTCGGCAAGCCATGAGGCTACGCTGCATCCCTGCTTGAGCGACTGGTATTTCTCGGAGAGAGTGCCGTCGGTGTCGAAATAGAGATTGCAGTGGTAGTAAGCGCGTAGGACGTCTATCAGAGCGGAATGACCGTGACGAAGCTCTACCTGATCGAACGCCCAGTCGATGTACGACAGGAGCACCGTATCGAAATACTTGGACAGGTCGGACTTGAAGCCTCCGATGCGTCCTTCCGCGAAGGATATATGTCGGGATATGTTCTGTACGACGCGTCCGCATCCGATGCCCTTCTGATATGATGTGCAGCAGGGATGGACCATTTCGGGTGTCAGTTCGAAGAGGAGGTCGTTGGCAATGGAGAGGAGTATGCGGTCGGCAGGCTCGTTGATGTAGACGGTGCGGAATTCTCCGTTGTCCTTCGGTATAAGAGCCGTGTGAGGTGGCATTATCCTGTACTTGCCGTCGCGTATCTTCTGATACATCAAGGCACGTGCCTCGGGTGTGGTGAGCTGATAGAGCGTGGCTTTGTTGATGTCCTTGTCGAGTCCTTTCTGTATGGCGTACTGCCAACGCTCGGACTGGAAGGCCATCTGTAAGATTTTGTCTTCTTTCATAATTCTTTGGATTTTATGGTTAATAGAGCGTGAAACATAATGTTTCACGCAGTTTCTGGCGGTGAGGCTCAGAGGAGCGGTGCCTGGATATAAACGGATGATCTGGTACTGTCATCTGTAGTGACGTCGCCGGGATGATATGGCCGGCGACGTCCCGATTGTGACAGTGCCGATGAATGTTCTTCTGCCTCCTCACGGGAAGGACGACAAATCCTTTGCGGTGCAGCCGTGGGCTTGGAGTCTGGCTGTAGGCGAATGATCTGACGACTGCGGTTCGAGGTCAGGACCCAGCCACGGTAATCGACCTGGCTGGTTCCTGAGTCTCAGAGAGCAGCGTGTGAACGATGCCCACCCACTGCACGGCGGTGACTTTCGGGGTGATGACGGACTATCGGTCAGCCCACTCGTCAATCTTGTCGCTCACGGACATGTCTGAATCGGCGATGAGCTGCTTGAGCACGCCCAGCAAGCGCCATCCCTCATCTTCGCGGGCATACTCGGCAGCCTTGCTTTCGATATGCTCAAGAGACTTGGCTTCGGACATATTGCGACGGCCCTGCTTGAAGTGTGCTCCGTGGAACAAGACCATGTTGCGCATGGTGAAGTAGGCGCCGGAACCCTTGTAGGCGTTGATGAACGCCTCGGACTGCTTGGTGTCGGCAGGGAGACGCTTCATAAGCTTGTTGAACTTGACAACAAGACGATAGAGACGTTCTCCGTTGACGTCATTCATTGCAAGGGCAAGGTCGCGGAAAGGGCTGTAAAGCTTGGACTCCAAGTCAGAGACGAAGATATTCTCTCTGCTAAGACGTACATAGGGCTTACCCTTGCAAGTGTGAGTGCCTTGGCGCAACAGCTTTTCGATGTAAGAGCGGAGCTTCTGAACATAGTCGAACGCCATGTATGAAGCTACCCTGCCGTTGAACCAAAGGGCACGCTGTTCGTAGCAGACCTTGTCCTTGTGCTTGAGCATCTTGTACTGGTCGAGCAGTTCCTTCTCAAGCATGCGCCACTGATAGGCGTAGCCCTTGTTCTGCAAGAGGGCGTTGAAGGAGACGTTCTGACGCTCCATGCGGTCGAGCATGTGGAACATCTGTGACATTACCCAACGGCGGTAGAGCGTGTAGTTGCGGATGTGACCCCCTCCTGCGATGCTCGCGAAGACGGGATCGTCGTCCGTAACCTGTACGGGGACTCCGTCAACGACCTTGACGACCATCTCCTCTCCCATGGGAAAGTAGTTGGAAACGTCTACGCCTGCTGCCTTGAGAGCTGCGATGCGTGTTGCCGCTGACTTCGCCTTTGGCGCTGTTGTGTTCTGCGACTGTGCCTGTGTGTCGGCGTTAGCTACCTCTGTCATTGTGAACTCACCTGAAATGATAAGATTTCTCTTTTTCATAATTCAAAGATTTAAAATTGTTAATAATGTTGGTTGATTGGTGGGCGAGGGGATGCCTCGTCCTGTTTTTTGGTGGTGAGAATGGCAGGGGATAGGATTGGCCTCACTGAGCCTCACTGAGCCTTACTAAGCCTTTTGGGGCGTCCTTAATCTTCTTTTGACTTTGGCTCTACCCATTGTCGGAGGATAATGAGGTCCTTGTCGTTCGGGGACTGCCAAAACCAGCTGCCCCACTTGCTCTGCCATTGGAGCTGTCCGTCAAACAACATGAGAAGGACGAAGACTTCGAGCTGGCAGCGTGCCACTTCGCGTGATACGCCGTAGAGCATGTCGTGGTCAGAGAGGTCTTTCTCAGGGAGAGCCTTGAAATAACTGCGTCGGTGTGACTCGGAGCGCTCAGAGGGGATGGAGTGCTTGTACTGCTGGTAATACCTTTCGATTTCGCGGAGCATAACGGACCCGTTGAGAGGGAGGATGTTGACATCGTCGAGACTGACAAGCTCTCTGTCCAGACGGAGTGTGCGCTTCTCGAAATTGACGGTGAAACGTGAGCCGAGTTCTACGGCTTGTGAGATGTTCTGCATAAATTGCGTGTGTGTCATAACTCTTGATGTTTTGGTTTGTTGGCGGTACACTCAAAGGGAATGTCGCATGACTATATGGCGTTGATGTTATCCCGTGTGAAGCACGCGGAGATGTCTGAGTGATAGCTTCAGACATCTCGCGTATCTCGTACGGGAAACCAAATAATCCCTCCTTGTGTACCCATTCAGGCTGCGATACCTATTGCTGGTCCATAATCATGTTTTGATGGTTGATGATGTGGCGTGACGAAGACTTGGCGCATT